ATGGAAAATATCACTGATACCAAATTCCACCGGGGGAAGGAAGGGTATCAAAAGGCCTATGCCGATCTGATGATCACAGCTGTCGATCGGGAGCGGATTACCCAGAAAGACAGAGATTATATCAAGGCGTTCATCTCTGAAATCAGGGCGTATGGGAAACTATCTGACCAGAGATCCTATAAACTTGCGTATCAGTTAGTTGTTCTCCGGGAATACCTCCCTGAATATACAACAGTTGATAATATCTCTGTAATATCTGGGATTGAGAAGATTAAGACAGAGTCAGGGTATACTGCTATCACTCAGGCAGATTATATTAAACTGGCTAAACGGTTCCTCCTTTGGATGGCCGAATCAGGATATGCTTCTCCATCACTCAATACCGAAAAACTCCGTAAAATAAAAGCATCAATTGAGATGGTCACAAAAACCCCTGATGATATACTCGCCCCTAATGAAGTTGAGGCGTTATTTAAGGCGGTGACAAATACCAGAGACCGGGCATTTCTTGAGATATTGTATGAATCAGCGGCAAGAGCTGGGGAGATAGCAACGATCACATGGGGTCAGGTGACATTTTATCAAAACTATGCATCTATAACAGTGAGTGGGAAGACTGGGAAGATCCGGGTCTGTCCTCTATATTCATCTCATGTTATCCTAAGGCGATGGAAGGACCAGTTCTCGGATCCTAAACCCAATGATCTAATTTTCCGGCCTAATCCTGATGTGAATGAACCATTCACCTACAATGGCATGTTGTACTTGGTTCAGAAAGCATCAGACAGAGCTAATATTTCTAAGAATGTAACTCTCCATATTTTCAGACACTCAAGGATTACACATCTATTACAGGCTGGATTGAATGAGTCAACAATTAAGCTCCTTGCCTGGGGGGATATCAGTACTGATATGCTCAAGGTTTATGCTCATCTGGTTCCCGGAGATGTTGAGAATGCATTCAGTCAGTTGTATGGCATCAAACCCATCGAGCAATTCAAAGGCATCGATCCAGCCATAACCCCCGTTCAATGTCCTGATTGTGGTATGCTTAATCCAAATACTAATAATTTCTGTTCGAATTGTGGAGTGGCCCTGTCAGCGTATGCAACAGAAGAAAAGAAAATAGCCAAAGCAGTTTACTCCGAAGATGATATCAAACAGATGATTAATGAGGCCATTGAATCAAAACTAAATATATAAACTAGATACTGATATAGGTAAGAATCTCTTCAAATAATTGACAGAAACGTGTTTCAAGAATAGGATTTGTTTTGATATAAATCCTATGAAACATCCATCCTGATGAGTATATCTTCGTTGACGAAGATCTCATGGAGTCGTCTCACCTGGTTTGTGGGCTTGAGTTTGATTTTGACTCCATCACTAAATGTCAAGGCTTGAGAAAAGTATATTTCAGCCCCTGATTTTGTAAGTCCTTCAAAAATGGGCTTATCCCATTTACCACAATCAATAACTACTGACCATCCGCATGGCAAATCTTTATTATTTGAATAGTCATTTATTTGCTTTGCCGGGGGTTGTGCCGTAACCTCTGGTAATTCCATTTTTGTTACCTAAACCTGCACGGGATTAACCATGCAATTGATAATCAATTGTAATTTGAGATAAATATATGCCGGGCGATATAATTTAAAAAGAGTTAGATTAATAGTTTCTACTCCAAACGCTTGCCTTTCCATATTTTTTTATCGCTGTCCACAAGGTTATTACGTATCTTTGTAATACTTATGTCATCCCATGGTCATACGCAGTCTGATTGCATTGCGGTGCAAAAAACTGAATCAGTATATTGTGTCAAAATTAGGAGTTACTATAAAATTCAGCCAGCGCGTGTTAAATCAAATCGATAAATTGATTGAATCAGAAGAATACTCGACTAGGTCTGAATTTATCCTTGAAGCTGTGACTCTTCATCTTGATAAGTCCAAGAGAATTGATGAGTTGAAAGAGTTTCTTAAATCTCCTGATGGTATTGCACTAATCCATGAAATTCAAAAAAAGGGAGAAAAGTGACTACTGGCCTGAAGGAATTTGTCCTGTAATGAGTAAATATTGCTGACATTGTTTCACAGTTGACCAACTCATTCTCAAATCCTTACGTGCTGCCTCCGGAGTCCCTCCGGGGTTTGTAGCGAACCACGATTTAACTTTTAAGACTTTTTCAAATGGGATATCCCGGATCATTTCTTCAGGGTCTTTCGTATCCTCCGAGTCCCTCCGAGTGGTTAAATCCCGTTTTAGCCGGACCATTAGCAAATGTAGAGACCAGCACAATGCGACCGGTGGGACTCCGTGAGCTGCCCGACTCAAGGGATCTTCCGGACTGTGTGCTATGTTGAAGGCTATACTGATGATGGTGAATATTCCTACTACAGCCCATCCCTCCAGGGTTGACTGTCTCTGAATTGAGGCTTGAAGGATGAAAAGAGAGCCCATCACGATAAATGTATCAATTCCCAGAGGCCACAACCACACCCAATCTGATGAAATTCCAGCGGCTTTTGCAGCATCAGTGAGGTTCATGAAACTGAGCGCAAAGGAGGAAATACAGATAATTGCGAACAGAAGGGAGAAAATGATTGTGAATATGTATTGGATTATTGTTCTTGCATTCATATCCTAAAACCAGATCTATAATCGAAGGCTTTCTGGAAAGTCTTTATCCCTCCGAGGGCCTCCGAGGTGTCTTTCCAGGTGTTAGTATGAGATGGTGAATTTTCAGTACCCCAATACCAAGTGTCAATACCATACTGTGGATCTACATAATGATACTGTTTAGGATATTGTCCCATACCTCTTCCTTCCACGATACTTCCTGAATAAAGGGTTTTTACACCGCCTTCTGCAAACCCACTACCTGAATTAGTATCCGGAGATACAGCTATCTGATAGTTGAGTTCTGCTGGAATGTAATCGTGTGAAGCCACGGATCGGATCTGCCCCTTTGTAGATACTTGAGCAATATTAATATTGATGAGTCTGCTCTTTGCTGTGACAATATCACAGAATGGCGGTAAGGTTTCATCATGTGATGAGAATACGCACCGGATGTTATCGGTTGCGTTGTTCCAGTTTCCTGCATTGTCTTCCAGGAATTCTTCTTCTCCTACCAGATGTGATCCTTCCATACTCCCATAGGTAAGGACTTTTGTTGTCTCGATATTGTATATTCCATCTGCCTGATCTTTAGATGAAAAATCCCAATTCTTGTTCACTGATAGTTTTCCCCCATTTGTAAGTAGAGTATCCTGATATCGAGTCAACGAAATCGCCTGGTATTGTTCGATCCAACCATCCCATAGCGCAGATGGAGACCCAATAGTCCAATCCATATCAGCGGATGATTCAGCTTGCCCAGTTGCATCAATCACCGTATCAACAGAGAATACCTGATTTTCAGGGGTCTGGTTTGGTAGTCTGTCTGCAAGACCTGAACTTATTATACACGCAATCAAGAAAGAGATTAAGAGAATTCGCATTATTCTTGTGGATTTGTGGTATCTATCGAAAAAGGTTACGAAATTATCCAGGGGTTGATTAATTCACTGACTAAAAAGTCACATCCCACCCCACAATAAATTCCCTCTCTATTGTGAGGAGATTACGTACTTCGGATTGAAGTCTGATTTTGGGTATTTTGTCTACGGCTGAACACAAAACCTTTTGAGCTTCCTGAGCTTGTTCAATTGTCAGGTTTTCAGCCATCGGGAAATCAATAGACCCCGCATCATACACAACAGCATACGGGATGAATTTTTGAGAAGAGTCTTTATCGATTGTCATCTGGTTTTCACCGACGTTGCTTCGGTGCAACGACAATCATAATATTATTAGGTCTAATGATACTTTACTTTTTCTTTTACCTGGAGTATTGATGTTTAATGGTGGAAAAAGTGGAAAATATTAGCTCCGATTCTAAAAATCATTAGGTACCAATCCAAATACTCATTAAAGTGGACGTTTATGTTCTTCCGATTATAATTTTTTTACTGGTAGGGCAAGTAAAAAAAGAAAAATAAATACTTTTCAAACCTTAATTTTCACCTGTTTAGTCATATGATCCATGGTCCTCATTGCTTCTTCCTTCCGCTGTGCCGCGTAAAGATTTACTTCATCTTGAGTTTTCTTCGTCACCATCATCAGTACATTCCCGGTGTCGAATCTTCCGGTTCTCCCTCTCCTCTGGATGGTTCTGACTTCAGAGGGGATCGGTTCATAGAAGATCACAAGGTCACAGGACGGGATATCTAATCCTTCTTCACCAACCGATGTCGAGACCAGTACTCTGATCTCTCCGGACCTGAACCGGTCAAGAGTTTCAGTCTGTTTCTTCTGACTCATCCCCTTCTCACCGTCCTTGGTTGCCTGACCGGTAAAGGGGCTTGCTTTGATACCCTGGCTTTTGAGGAGTGTGACGATCAGTGAAACAGTATCCCGGAACTCGGCAAAGATCAGAATCTTCATCTCCGGGTTTCGTTTCAGGTTGGTTTGAACAATTCCAGGAAGTCTCACAGCTTTCGGGTGAATCTCATCATTTCCTGCTTCACTCACCTCGTCAAAGATCGCCTTCAGAGTTGACTCCTGAACAAGTCGTTTCGTTGCTCCCTTTGCATCGGACTTCATCCCTTCAGTGAATATCTTGTTCAGGAACTTCCGGAGAGGGATCAGACCTTGCGTCTCTGCCACCTTTGCAGCGTGACGCATCTTCATGATCTCACCGTAAAGCCTGGCAAGTTCAAACCCGGTGCCGTCCTTCTGTGCAATCAAGCCGGTGAAGTAAATTCTCAAAGCGTTGAGTTGGGCTTGTTTGGGTGGGATTGAGATCTTGAACCCGATCTTTTGAACGTCTTTGCACCTGGCAGTGACGATATCTTTACCGGTCATCGAAGCCCGGAGGAGAAGATCAGGCAGTTCTAACCATAGTTTCAGGATCTCCTTCTCGTGCATGTACGGCTTGACATCCTCATCCTCTTCAGTCTTGATGATGACTTTCTCGACGAACAAGGCATCCTTGATCTGATCGACCTTCTTCTCATCACCCCCGGGTGAGGCGGTCATAGCAAGGATGAGCGGGTTCATGGCTGTCGAGTTGTATTCCCCTGCAATGAATGTGTACGCATAGCCACCCACGGCCCGGTGTGCTTCATCGATCACCAGGAGAGAGACTTTCTCAAGTGAATAGGTGTGAGACTTGAGATCGTTTTCGACAGTCTGCGGAGTAGCGATGATTACCTGTGCATCATTCCATTCCTTGAGTCGTTCTGCTGCCTGGAGTTCTCCGGTTAAGAGTCTGACCGCGGTATATGGTAAGAATTTCTCAAAACTCTTGTGGTGCTGTTCGCAGAGGGGTTTCGTCGGTGCAACCAGGAGTACTTTCTGATCCCCGGTCAACCGTTCGGCCATGACCATAAGGGCAGTGGGCGTCTTTCCTAATCCGGTCGGGAGGATCACCAGAGTGTTCTGGTGCAATGCCTCTTTTGAGATGGCCAATTGATATTCTCGGGCCTGAACCGTATTCGGATTGACTAGCGGGTGAGAAAAATATTCAGGAGTCATTTTTCTCCAGCTGGTTGTCTTTATCCATCAAGGTTGTTATTTCATCGACTCTATAGTGAAATGGCCATCTCAATTTAGGCCCTATTTTTAATTTAAGTTTCAAATGTGAACTAAATTGTAATTTAGGGCTCAAATTGTCAGGTGGAAAATGAGAAATCGTGGCCATCATGGCATCACCCCCCATTATCGTACCCATCACAGTTTTTCTTTGCCAAATTCCAATCATGTAAATAATCACAGACCAATCCAGAATAATAGCATATCCCTGCTTTTCCGCACTCTATACATGGCTTTGTTTTACTCATCTCTCATCCCCCTTTACGACGGCTTTCTGCTCTATATCGATCTGCTCTGTCTTCTTTTTCCTCTCACAATCCTGACAGAGAGGATTTTCAGTCTCAATTTTGTAGAGAAGAGAGGTTCCGCAAGCGGAACATTTTCCAATTATGCAAAGTATCCCTTCGGGTTCCTCCTCTTCAGGGCATTCAGGCTCTGAACCGTAAATGGGACAATCTGAACCACATAGCCCTGAAATTCCACAATCAAAGCAAGAGGGATCATAATCATCCATGATTACACACCTCTGATGCAGGGCATAGATCGGGGATACATGAATTACATCCCCGGTTGAAATCAGGGCAAATGTCGCTTACATAGGCGAAGAAATGAACATACAATATTTGTGAATCCCGATGAAGGCTACGTTTAGGATACAACCGATCCCAGAATTGCTGAAACTCCTCAGGGCTTGAGAACCCTTCTGCGTTATAATAGGCGTCCCGAACTGAGTACAAAGCACAGGAATGAATATGAACTATCCGGTATAGTCGGTCTTTGACCAGGAACAGATCCCCGATATCACCTTTTCTTTCATGCCGTGATGTGCAGCACTTCTTTCCCTGGATGATCAGTTCCTCCATCTCCGGAGCGAAGGCAAGAGGGATTACCGGCATGGTGACTCCGGGATTACATTCCCAACAATATGACATTTGAACTTATCAGAGAGTTCTGTTGCGTACTCAATAGCGTGTTTTCTCTCACGCCCCCCAAATTTCTTACTGAATCCACCAGAGTAGATTTTATGACTCTGACCGTCTGGGATATCCGGGTAATGATAGAGGCTTACGTTGTAAAATACCGGGGAACTGGAATATTTATACCGATACAGTTCAACCACGGGAATGAATGTAAGCGATTTCAGGTAGTCGCGTCTCTCATGAGCTGCTGTGATGTAGTTTTCAAGATTTGTAATATTTTCACGAGCATACCCGATATGATTGCCAATGATTTCAGCGTCAAACATTGTTGCAAGGTCACGGGAAGAGAAGTTGATATGGTTCATTCCCAATTCCCCCTCACTACCAGGATCGTGGCCGGGCCTTTTTCATCCAACAAGGCATATGATTGTTCTATTGGGTGTGCCAACTTTCCGCCGAATGTCCATTCATCATCCGGAAGACTCAATTTCGCTACTTCATCCTTCCTCATGACCAACCCCCGGACGAGGTCGGCGGTTGGAATAAGGGCCAGAACTTCGGCCGGAATTTTCACCGGTTCGAGAGTATAATCACAAATTTCATCATATTCTGAAGTTCCCTCTCCTGAATCTTGTCTTCCCCACCAGTTCCCATCTTTATCATATCCATCTCCATCAAGTTCTGAATCTGGGGGTCTTTTGGCAGTATATGTTTTTTTGGCTCGTTTGAGAACAACCCCCATACAAACGCCTTCGACCTCTTCTGACCAGCAATCATCCAAATATTGCCGTATGGCTTCATTGGATTGTTTTTCTGCTACTTCAAGTGAAGACTCTCTTTGAAATCCATCCCCTTCAGGGTCATAATAGAAAAATGGGTATTTACTCATACCGCCACCGCCCGGGGCTGCAGGTAATCCTTTCCCTGCTTGGTGATCTCAAGCTTGCAATCGTAGTGATACACAGCATGTCCGGCAAGCACAACAGACTCAATTGCCTTGTTTACCTGGATCGGTGAATGGCCTGACAACCGGTACCGGACCTGGTCCCGAGTGGTGCCATCATTCCGGCAGATGTCGATAAGGACAAGGCGTTCAAGGGGGGTCATGCTAACACCTGCTGTCCGGGCTCTTTCGATTGAACCTCGACCGGAGCTTGAACCATTCCATCAGAAATGGTGAATCCTATCTTCCCGGATTCATCAACGGCCTCAATAAATACCTGCATCCCGTGTTCTGCAGCCATGTCAGCGATCAGTCCCTTGCTCCTGGAGTCAAGCAACGAACCATCCCTGATTATCAAAAACTTGAGAGAGGGGTTCATGGCGATCCCAATTGCCAGACTTACCCGGATCTGTTCGGCTGAACTGGCCTGCTTGAGTGGAACGCCCTGGAAGAGAACCCCTGACTCATCGAACGACAACCCGGATATCGGGAACTTTGCTGACTGTAAAGCGTCCTTCTTGTCCTGATCGATGTCCTTGATTGCTTCGGAGATTTCACTGACCTTAGTCTCTGCCTGCTGCAGTCGTTCACTGACACTGATAGCCTGTTGTTTCTGCCTGACAAGCCGGTTGGTTTCCTCGATGTTTCTCAGTTGTTCCTGTAGAGGGGCAATCTCTTTCAATGGTTCGTTCTTTAACTCATTCCACTGATGGTTGCTCTCCTTTGACCACAAAATAGCAAGTTGTTTTTCCAATGCATCCAGTTGAGCACGTAGTTTATCAGCCTCATCACGGGTCTTCAGGCATAATTGGTGCAGCGTGTTATATTCTAATTCAACTGACCTGATGTCAGAATTGAATTTCTGTGCCTCTTGGATCTGATTGAGTAAATCCCCGGCAGAGATCTCCTGATCAGGCACTTCCCCGGTGATCGGTGGAATCTCTTTCAGTTGTGACTGCAGTCCGGTGACTGATGCCGATGCCTGACTTTTCTGCAGTAGTAACTCAGCACGTTCCCGGTCAAACTCCGAGAAGTCGATACCGAGCAGGTCCATGAGGGTCTGTCTCTGATCTTTCGGCTGCATCCGGATGAACTCAAGAGGGTCAAACCCGATCCGAGAGAAGAACTGATCGAGCATTGCCTGAGGGCTTGAGTATTTTGCCCCGGCGATTGTTTCCACTTTGAGCTGAGTACCTGATGGGGTCCAGGTCCGGGTGACAGTCATGTCCCCGAGGTCAATGATTACAACGGCCTTCTTCTCACCTTCGTGGATTGGTTTCGGGATATTATTGGATGCATCTCTCCAGTTCAAGGCCGCACAAATGGCATTGAGTACTGACGACTTCCCCTCACCATTTGCTCCGGTGATGTAGATCACGTCACCATCCGGGGAGATGTCCACTGCCTTGAGTCTCATGAAGTTTTCGGCAGTGATCCGGGTGATTCTCCGAGAGGTCATAAGGCCCCCACGATCTTATCAAATGCAACACATTCAGATCCTTCAGAGGGAAGGCCTTCACCATTCAACTTTTCTCTATCATATTCAATTGAATTTGTCAATTCTACCCATTCACTTCTTTTTAGTGAGATGGAGACTATATCATCGTCGGATGATTCAATCGGCTCACCCTTCCAGATCTTATCAAAGTTGAGATAGGCTTCTTCCGGAGTTTTCCCTATTGCGACGACCCCATATTCATCAGGGTATTGTGCCACGTACTCGATAGAACCATCAGCGAGATCACATTTTTTGATAATTGCATGGAGCATCAAGCAGGGCCGTAGCATTTCTGAAGATCTCTTGCAAGCGTCAATCGCAGCATCCTGAATAATGCCGAGTGTTTGTGAGATCATTGGTTCCAGGTAAGGGGGGCAGATTATCCCCTCCATTATATCTCACCCCCGAACGTGAATACCCCGGTTTCCTGGGTGAGGTTCTGCTCGTTGAGTAAATCATCAATGCTGGTGATCCCGTCGCTGGTCTTGTGGATGGTTGTGCAGCCTCCGGTCATGTCGATGGATACCGATCCGGAAGATGCCGGGATGATGATGGCTGCAAGGATGAGGAGAAGGGAGAGAGCAGCGAGGAGGTTCATGCTGTCACCTTCTGAAGGAAATCACATCCAAAACCCCCGGACCATCCTTCTAGTATGACGACTTCAACACCGCATCCTAGTTTCCAGGGTTCACTCTTCACAATCCAAATTTTATCGGAATATTCTTCAGCTTCACAGCAGTTGACCATTTTTACATGGTCGCCGATCTTGAAGGTCATGCAGTCTCACCGACCGGAGTGACCTCGGCATCGATGATCATGTCAGAATCTTCGGGAGGGAGTTCATTTACTCCCTCAATCTCGATCTCCACTTCCCCCGGTGGAAGGGCTAGTTGGTCATTACCTTCTATGAGATCCTGTCCTTCGATCAGCAGCGAGTCGGCCGGTTCGAATGAGGCCAGTGGTTTTTCAGGCCTGGGGTCCAGAGGTGAAACGGTGACGGCTGCAGTGGCCTTTATCTTGGAACATACAACCTCGATCTTTTTCTTTGAATCAAATGCATCTGCAAAGAATTCTTTTAATTTCAACTGCATCTCTTCCAGAGCACTCATCATACTCGCTCCGGATGCTACTAGGCCAATATCTTTAGCCTCTGCATCCCACTGAATCCCGTCTTCTGATGAGAGGGTGACTTTCACCTTCATGATCAGGCACCTCCGGCTGCAGCAGCCAATTGTTGTTGACCGGAATCAAGACCATACAGCCGAGACCGAATGATGGGTAATACAGATTCTCTCCAGTACCATCGGTATTCAGCATGGATACTGCCGTTCTTATGACCCTTGGTTATCGGTTTCCATTCTCCGTATAACTCTCCTTCCGGAGTAGGAGACCATACAATGTGCTTCCCACTTGACCCTTCATTATATCCTTTTGTCTGCAAACCCATCTTTTCCAGGATAGGGTTCACTAGTCTCTTTGATATGGAGAAATGAAGGCCAATTGCAGTGGCGTTCAGGGTGGCCGGGTCCTCAGTCAATCCTCTCGGAATCATCCCTTTAAGGTATGATAGGTCCACTTCACCCCCGAGTTTCTGGATCTTCTGTTCAGCCTGGCTCAGTGATACTGAGATCACCATTCCGGGATCGACTTGTTTCAGGTGCGGGGTGGCATATTTGTTGAAGGAATCAGCGATAGACATGTATTCACTGACAATCTCTGCAGCTTTGACTTCTTTTGGAAGTTCGGCCTTTGCTTCATCTGATGCAATAGACAAGACCTCACCCTTCTGGTATCGGGTGAAGATATTAGCCATCTGGTCCCTTTTCTTCTCAATGGCTTCAGCAATGGCTTTGTTATCCATCTCCCCCGTTCTGATTTCTAACAAGGCTCGGTTATATCCCTCAGCAGTCAGGAAAATAACCCTCGATGCACGGTAATCAATAACAGTGTATGCCGTGTACACAGTCGGGTACTTCTCCCTAAACTCTTCCCTGGAGAACGAGATGAAGTGAGTTGCTTCTTCCAACCTCTCGATAATTCTCCGGGCATGGTTGGCGGTTAATCCAAATGCCTGATAGACTCGGAGCCAATAGAGATACGGGACCCCATCGATGATGATTCCGGTGAGATTATCTTCAGTCTGTGCGTTAATTACTTCAATTTGGGCGTCTGACATTTACATGCTCCTTGATTGAGCGTTACCGGTTCTTGAGGTCTTGGCAGACGAGGACCGGTGTTCGTTTTTCGATACGATAGAATCAGAGGAAATTTTATCGATCATTCCTCATCACCGCTATTGATAATATCAGAATCAAACCGCCTTGGGTTTGATAAAAAAAGTTTGACGATGCGTTCAAGAGTTCTATTCAGTTTAAGGCCGTGAGAATCACAATATGCCTTAAAATCTTCTTTTACTCCTTCCGGAAGGGAAGTTGTTAAGTTGACCCTATTCGCAGCCATCTACTTACATTGTATGACGTTAAGACATATAAAACTTGTATACAATGTAAGATAAAATAAAATTATTTTTTCTCTATCTCTTGCGCGAGTTGATATAATAATGCTGGATTTCGTCTTACGAGGTTTTTAGCATCTTCAAATTCCTTCAATCCTTCAGGATTTAAAGGCAATCCACAGTTTTTACAATATTTAGCGTCTGGTTGATTATATGTTTTACAGGATGAACAAAGCTGTGCATTTTTCCGTTCTATATATTCGTCAATTGCTTCAGTGATTATATCGGTTACAGTCAGTTTTCTTTCCGAGGCTATTGATTCTATTTTTTCGACTTGTTCAAGATTTAACCGGGTGGTCACCATCTTTTTGTATATTTTTTTTCCCTCTATTGTATTGGGGTCCATGCATACTCATTGGATTTATAGCATAAATCTTTTTTTTCAAAGTATACTCAGAAATAATACAGTGTAAAACAATTTATATACATGTAAATCATACATTGTAATACACGAGGTGAAAACCCTGAATGGTAACACTGAATGCAAGAATCACAAACCCGGAACTACAAGCACAGGTTGCAGAACTGGAGACAAAGGGCTTTACGAAGACCGAGATTGTCAGACTTGGTGTAATGAGGCTCTACGAATCGGAGAAGAACAAAACCTTCCAATCACCCGCGACGGCCTAATCTGCTTTAGAAAACTTATTGGAGTTGACTGATGTCAAAAGAGTATAATCCCCGGCATATTACAGGCGCCAACCACGTAAACGACCGGGTTAACAAGATAGTTTCGACCTCTGACTGCATAACCCTTCCGCCCCGGGTGGCGACAATGAGCCGGGGGAATCAGAACGGAACCTACGGTACCTCAGCATTTATGCAGAGAGTCCAGGTAGACACCCCGGAGAACGAGGCAAACATCAGGGGAACTCGGGACCTTGAGGGAGTCGAAGTTTCCGTTGAAGCCAGCCTTGCCTATTTTGCCGACCTCGGGCTGAAAATCATCACCGAAGATCAGGTACGGCGACACCTGGAATCCCGTGGTGCCACGGTGGTGGACTGAATGAAGCGCCTCGGACCCTACTTAAACGAGAGAGAAACCGAGAGCGTTGCTAAGGTCTTCCAGGACCTCGGAGAATTGGTTCAGATCGAGCACACATACAACAGACCAAAACCAGGACGCGAGAAATACGAGGGATTTGTAATCCGGGGTGCATCAGCATGACCGACGTTATGGTTTCAACGGAACTATTCCCGATTCCTGAAATTTTCCTGGAGCGGAGATTGAAGGACTATTTTAAGGCACAATCAGAAAAGGCAGCCATCCGGGGGAAGATCTCAAGTCTCATATCATCCCTGCAACAGCCCCTTGAAACGTATGAGGGGGTTGTAGAACTTGAGGAAAAACTGCTGGAAATGACCCTGCAGATCACTGAACTCCGAGCCCGGTATGATATCCTTGAGGACGATTTCCCAACTCCGGGCGGAGAAGCCCCGTATCACGATGGGGTGGCAATATGAGATCTCCTGAATCACTCCTGACGGAGATCAAAGCAGAGATTGCAGCCTGCACTCTGGATGATTCTGACGAACAGAAGGAGATGGTGAACCTCCTGAACCGGTATGCATCCGAGGTTGGTGCCCTGGACCTGCCGAAACCCAGAGAGAGAATTACCCGGGATGTTGCACAGGCTCGGGCGGAATACAATGCCTGCCGGGCTCTTGCGGGGGCGGTCTGAATGATGCAGGCATCCATTCTTTCAGAGTTCCGATCTGCATACGAGATTGGGAAGTCAAAGAATGCCGAACTCTTCAAAGGAAACCCTCTTGTTGAAGTAGTTGAGGCTTTTGAGACCGACAAAAGGGTCCTCGCATTGGATGAAGATATCCCTATTGCTATCTCCGGGATGTTGAAAGGGACTCTCATAGATTATCAGAAACTCAACGAAGGTGCTGATAAATTAGAGGAACTGGCTTCACATATCCTTAATCATGCCAAGAAATGCAGAGAGAAAGCTACCAAGTGCTTAGAAGAGCGACAGGCTGCTGGAGTAACTGAAGAAGATTTTCTTAAGATTGTCCCGATTGAGAAGAAGAGCAATCGCAAGGCAAATCTTGAGCTCCTGAAGTCAGATGCATACAAAAAGAAGTACGATCTTCTTCTCGAAAACGCAAAAGACGAGTTAGAGGAGTCATTCACACCAACAATCAAGGCAATTGAGGTTATGTTCGGGAAGAAGGCTGATGAGGTTCTTATTCCTGGATCAGTCCAGATTGTAGGATACAAAGTTGAGCCCATCTCTCCGATGCCGGAAAAGGCCTCTGTAGGAGTTGAACCATGATCACCGCCCACCTTTCCGGGGAATCGCTGGTTATTGATGATCTCCGGGTTACAGGACCGGGACTCATCGACATGGTACTCCTCGGGCGAAAGGTCCCGGTTCTCTCATCCGGTCAGGACGTAGGGACTGCCTGGATCTCTGACAAGCTCTTACATGTCCGGTCTGTTTCTCAGCATCTCATCATGCCCCGGAAATATCTCATGGGCATACTTGACGGGGGTATCATTTCCGCCCGGGTCCAGGAGGTGCCGGTATGAGTCCATCTCACATAGGCCGGATGGAGAAAGGGGACATTACCTCTCTCATAATCACCCTTGATGATGGCCGTTTGTTAAGGCTCCGGAGAGAAGATGTCAAGAACATCTTATTCGGTAATCAGAAGGCCGCACAAGTTTGGGAGATACCACAAACTGCCAAGGATCAGGCTAGGTTGGCGGTGTCAGTATGACAAAGCATGACTTAAGCTCTGGTATCCTTCAAGTAGATCTACATGTGTTTCAAGAGACTGTATCTTTAGAGTTCTTTGATACAAGCAATGGAATTGTTTCAGAAGGCGGGATCACAATGTTCTTTGATGAACTTGAATCCTTGAGGGACCTTCTCACTTCCACTCTCGACTCCTTGAAAAAGCCCGAACCTCAGCGGATCATATCTAAAGATCAACAGATCCTTTCTGTTGAAGGTGCAGCATGATCGAGGCAGTCCAGGCCCCGGCCACTGCACCGGCTCCGGTATGGGTCCGTTATCGGATCGGCTCTATCCGGGCAACCAAAGAATGTAAGTTCATCAGGTTGATCAACGACCTTGAAAAGACAAACGAAGAGTACAAGGACACTGAAGTTGATATCTCCGAGTTTCAGACCGGTGATATTATTGAGTGTTGGATCCATGGGGGACGCTTAAAAGGAGCCCGGTTCCCTGACGGAATGGAACCGATCAAAGAAGTTACGAAGCACACCGGGAAACCTGCAGCACATTCAACCCCTACGAAACTATCAGAACAATCACAACCTTCATCCCCTCAAACACCAGTGGCACAACCCGCGAAAGCTGATGAGTTTCAGGAGATCACCGGGGATGTCTCGATGCTCACTGAAAAGGGCATCAAGATCGGTTCTCATGAGATGGTGTTCATCAATGGTATCTCTCTTGGAGATATCAAGGAGGGTACTTCGGTCAAAGCCAAAATCTCCGGGAATAAACTCATCGAGATTGAGAAATATACTGCACCAACAACGGCCCCTGCTATACAGGGCTTGAAAGAAGATCAAACCGCCCTGAAGTGTATCCTCCTGGATGAAACTCAACCTCATGTGATTCTGGTAAACCTGAAAGGTGAATTCAGGAAGACAGTGGAGAAAGAAGCATTCGATCAGGTCCGGGAAGTTCAGCCAGGCAAACTGATCCGGTATTCAACTGATAAAACCAAAGCCGGGAACCCTATCAAATCATTCTGGGAGGTTGATGAGACCGGGAAATCCATCAAGCCAAGAGGAGGGGGTAAAGGAGGAAGACCCTACGACCCGGTTGCTGACGCAAAGAGACAACGGCTGATTGTCCGACAGTCCTCCCTAGAAAGGTCTATTCAGGTGTGGGTGAATGGGAACCCAGGAAAGGAGCCCACCCCTGAAGATGATGATAGGATCCTCTCAAGAATGGAGAAGTATGCAGAGAGAGTGATGAAGGAATGATCCAATCTACCCCTCATAATTACTGCAAAAATTATGGAATTCAGTACCTTGATATATTTATCAAGGCTGTTATCAACAAACCAGAGTATTCCGCAAAAGATATTGAGGTACTTGATACTGCATATTTGAGCAATAATCCAATTTTCATCAACTGTTCTGGATACATATACAGGCAATTCAATGAAATTGGGGAGAAAATATATCGCCATATCATAAGAGAGAATCCTGAAGATACTTGGTTCTGTTTTCACCTTTATGAAAAACACATCCAACAATGCCTATTTGGCATTGATTCAATTGTTCAATCAGATTTTAATTTATACGGACTGGTTTCTAAATTAACTTCCGTAGAACATCAAATTCTTGACCGGTTTGCAGTAAACTATGTCCGGACAAGGGGATTACTTCGAAGAACTGATTTTTCAAACATCCGAATCACACCCCCATATTATGCCTGGATGCAACAGGTTAAAATTAGAGACGGGGAACGCTGTGTTCGATGTGGATCTTCAAAGAATCTTGTGGCACACCACATCACACCTGTATCTGTATCTCCAGAGATTGCCACGGATGTAAACAATGGGATAACATTCTGTGAGAAATGTCATAATGACTATCATTCATATTACAGAATCAGTCAATGCCATCATAAAACACTCCATTCGTTTATTTCTGGATATAAAGGAGGAGCGAGATTATGATCTTCTCATCTTCTTTCTTCTTAGTTCTAAGATCTAAGTACAATACAGTACAGTACAGTACTCTTTACACAACACAACACAACACAAAGGATCTGATTCGGGAGAGTGGCATCTGATGGCTCGGGATGTCACATCAGTAACAGGTGTTGAAGAATTAGTTCTCCTGGCTAAAGTAAAATTCGGTAAGGATTTCAAACTCTCCAAATTCGTTAGAGATTGTCTAGAATCAGTTCTTTTTGAAGGAGAGGAGATCACTGACCCTAGACTTGAAGCAGCAAAGAGAGCTGCAAATACTGTTATCCGGGAACGTCTGGCTCAAAAGAAACTCGTTGAAGATACGAGATCATATGAAACCATAGCAAAAGAGATGATGAAGAGAGACGATGAAAAGTTTCTCTCGTTTATCAAATTAGTATTCAAAGATGATTTATCGGTTTATTTCAAAGAACTTCCGGAATGTAAACAAACCGACAATCATCTGTTCTGGGATTCAAAGGCTAACGCCCTAACTGAACTCTGCTGTTTCAATGTATCTCCTGAAAAGGTGCAGCAATACATCCGGGAGAATGCATGATGGAAGCCGTCGATTGTTATCCATCAGCATCTGTACCCGTCACGATCATGGATGCAGATGGATTCTGGAAGGATTTCATCGAAGTTGTATTGACAAAGAAGGTCCGGGAGATCGTCAGGAAATGGCCTCATGTCAAATCTCTTGAGATTGAATACTCCGATATCATTTCCTTCGGTGTAAACGGGCTCTACTATGCCGAACAACTCGTTCAAAACCCAGATAAAGTCCTCGAAGATATCAAGGATTCAATCAATGGGCACAAACTGATCCAGAAGAAAGGCGAAGTCCTCCCTGTATCAATCCAGATCACCAAACTCGAAAAGAAAACAATCGTCCGGGATCTCCGAGGATCAGATCATGTGGGTTCTCTGGTATCAGTTGAAGGGTTGGTAAGAAAGATTGCATCCCGGAAGGAACGCCTGGCAGTTGGTGTATTCAGATGCCCGGCAGGACACCGGACGGTAAAACCTCAACCGTATGCAATGAAGGAAACCCCTTCATACTGTTCTACTGAAGGTTGCAGACTTCGGCATTTTGATCTGATAGACAAATTCTCAACCTTCAAAGATTCACAGAAGGCTCTTCTCCAGGAACAAATTGAGCAGATCAATCCAGGAGAACAACCTGAAACAATTGAACTGGAACTATCAGAAGACCTCATCAACAGTGTCCCTGCCGGAAGCCGAGTTATCATCAATGGAATCCTCAGGCGGTATCAGACCTCATCGTCCCGGACATCCACAACGTACAAGAATTACATAGAGGTAATTTCCCGGGAAGTCACCGAAACCGAGTATTCAGAGATTAAAATCACTGAAGAGGATGAGAAAAAGATCCTGGAACTTGCAGCAGATCCGCTGATTTATGACAGGCTCACAAGTTCAATGGTTCCCACGGTTTACGGATGGGAAAACGTAAAAAGAGCGTTTGTGTATGCCTTCTTTGGTGGTTCAGCAGTTGAATCCTCAAATGGCGTACTAACCCGAGGAAACATCAACATCCTCCTGATCGGTGAACCGGGTATTGCCAAAACCGATATGCTCCGTAAGTTGGTGAAATACTCACCCCGAGGAGTATACACATCAGGGAAAGGATCTTCCGGGGTCGGGCTGGTTGCTGCAGTCATCAAGGATGATTTCGGGGATGGATCCTACTCCTGCGAAGTAGGGGCAATGGGTCAGGCTGATGGGGGTGTATGTGTTTTTGATGAGTTCGGCCAACTCGATGAAACCACGCTCTCGATGCTGTATGAAGGCATCGAATCTCAACAGGTGACAATCCACAAGGCCAATATTCACACGACGATACCGACCCGCTGCAGTGTAATAGCAGCAGCCAACCCCAAAGCTGGATGGATTGACAATTACATTCCTCTGAAGGATCAGATCAACATCCCGGGCCCTCTGATTCAGCGGTTTGATCTGGTGTTCATTCTCCGAGATCTCATTGACCTAGTAAAGGATGAGATGGTTATCAGAAGGATAATCGAGGTTCGGTCCGGGGGATCATCATCTGAAAAGTTGACCCCAGATATAGATCAGGACTTTTTGAGAAAATACATTGCATTTGCAAAAAGGCAGGGCGTCTTGAGATGGACGAAAGCCGCTGAAAATGCAGTAGTCAAATATTACCTCAACATCAGAGGGACAAGGAAGAACACCGAAAAGGCAGTTCCGATCACCCCGAGACAGGGGAACTCTCTTGCACGTCTGGCAGAGGCATCAGCCCGTATCAGACTCTCCCAAAAAGTCGAACCTGATGATGTAGAGCGGGCGTTAGTAATCCTGGATGAATGTCTCCGTGAGGTGGCATACGATCCGAATACTCAGTCCTTTGATGCCGGGAACTTAGCGACCGGTCAGACTAAAATTCAGATGGATTTGAGCAAGGCTATCATCGCAGCAATAAGGGAGTTTTCGGATGATAACGGGAGAGCAAAGAGTGATTCCGTTATCCTGAAATTGGCACCAGATTATGGCGGTGTTGAGGCTGTAGAAAAGGGAATTGAGACCCTTTACAAGAAGGAAGAGATCCGCAAACCGAATAATTACACTCTGAAGGTGAACTAAATGTCATCCCTTTTCACCCCGACCGGAATGGCCCGGCAGATACCATCTGCAGAAGCCATTATCATCAACCTCGAAAACATCCCCTTCGTCACAACCCTGGATGATGCCGAGCTCGTAGCATCCGGGGATGGTGCATACCTCTGGACCAAGTATCAGGGCAAGATGGTTGCATGTGGCCGGATCTTCATGGGCAGAACCGGGAAGACGGTATACACCTCTATCCAGGGCAGACGTTACAGGCTGGCATCCTGGCAATTCAGGAAGGTCATCAAGTACCCCGGATTCCTTGCACCTGCTCTTTACTGTCCCCCGACGTTTCCAGGGAGGAGAGCATGAGCCCGGCAGTCGTGATCCCGACACAGATCCGGGAAGAAGCAGGGGAATTACTCTCCTCCGTTCCTTCGGACATCATCTCCCATGATCGCATCATCGAAACAATTGCCACAAATTCCAGGATCATGCAGTTCGTCAACCACTACCCAAAAATCCGGAACGGAGTCCTGACTACCCTGATTAAGAAAACCGAGGTATTTCAGCCCTATTCTATCACCCGACAGGGAAGGGTAAGCACTTGGAGGAGAGCATGAGAACTCCGGCCCGCAGACAGTTACCATATCATTACCGGGAGATGCTGGCTGTAATCTGGAAGAAGTGCGGAGATGCAGAGTTTATCTACAACTATATCTCCAAGGATTTCCCCGGAGGCCCTGGAAACATCACCAGGATGAGCAACCAAGGATACATCCTGGATTGTGGCAGGGTGATGAAGACCGGTTCAACATCAACCAAGAAATGGAAACTCGCGGCAGATATCGCATTTATCTGTAAACGAGATTTAGGGCCATGCCCGAAAACAGCAGCAACGGAATCAGCCCAGGCAATCCGGGATTATGAGGCTCATATCCTAGACATCACAATCTATAGCCGACGTGTTCCTGAAACCATCCAGCATATGAATGACCGGTTGGCTATCGCCCGAATAGCATCAGTTTTTGGTACAAGGCCTTGGATCACTCATGAAATAAAAGAGGCATTGTCGATCAAAATTTACTACAACCGGGTCAAGGGATGGCAAGATGCGGGGTATATCATTCACAGAGGTGTCGTAAAAAGTGGAGATCACCACAATGCTAACCTCTGGTCGATATCCCCGGCTTACCTCACTCAACTGGAGGCTACTGCATGAGCAGGATGAACCAAAACTCCCGGGAACTCATCGCGTATCTTGCAAAGTATCATCCAGAAGGTCCTTTTTCAAGCAAAGATGTCCCTGAACACTTAAAGAGGTGCTTCGGTGGCCTAATCAATCACGGTTTTATCGAAAGGATCGGGAGGGGAGACAAAGTGAAAGTGTTCTCAGTCACCTCTCAAGGATTTGCATACGCTCACCGCTATGCATCAACCGAGATGGATTCAGCGATTAAGGTCTGTGTTGGGATGGTGGCGGCATGATCGACGATTCAGGCATAGAATTGGATGATGAAGGTTTAGCAGTATCTCATAGAGTCCATAAGAATTGGAAATCTTGTGATTGTTCTGGTTATCCTGTCTCGGCTGCATGTAACATCAAGATCGAATTGGGGTATTCTAGTATTGTTTGTTCTCCTAACTGCCCTTTGGAGGAATCATGAGTAAGATCGAAAGAGCTCAACAATTGTTCTTAAGATCACTTAAGGAAAAATTTGAGGGAATATCACCCCGGAAAAAGGATTTTGTAAATTCTCCGAACCCCCCACTCATAAAATCATGGAGGCGGTGAGATGTCACTCTTTGAGTCCTTTGACATCTCCGGGGCTGAACCGATCCCTCTTCACCGGGAACAATTCACGAACGAAAAACAACGGAACAAACTCCTGGACCGGGCTCGAACTGACAAGGCCGCCTCTCCGTTCATGCAGATTCAGATCCATGAGATAGGCAAAGATGGCCGGGTTTACATGCTGGAGGATGCATGAGCGAAGTGGAAACCAGACCCGTAGTCGTGGATATGTTCTGTGGCAGCGGTGGAGAGAGTCAAGGGATAAAGTGGGCTGTCGAAAAAGCTGGTCTTGATATTGAGATGTATGCAATCAACCATTGGGAAAGGGCAATCGAGACCCACAAGGCCAACTTTCCGAATGCGGAACACATATGTCGGAATGTACAAGATATCAATCCCTCTGATGTCATACCTGGAAAAAAGATCTCTCTATTATGGGCCTCTCCAGCCTGTACACATTTCAGTGTTGCTAGGGGTGGGAAACCATGCGACCATCAGAGCCGGGTCACGCCTTTCACGGTCCTTGACTGGCTCGATAAACTGATTGTGGATAGGGTAATAATTGAGAATGTACCAGAGTTCCAGTCATGGGGTCCGTTGGATGAGACCACACACCGCCCGATACCGGAAGGAAAAGGTGAGACATTCACTGCTTACATCTCTATGCTTCAGGGTCTTGGTTATTCAATAGACTGGAAAGTTCTCAACGCTGCAGATTATGGGGCACCAACGACCCGTCGTCGATTATTCATACAGGCAGTTCGAAAAAGATCCGAGAAATCCCTTCTTTGGCCAGAAGCAACACACATCCAACCTGGTCCTAATCATCTACTGACTGGCCCAATGCCCTCATGGGTTCCAGCCAAGGATATCATAGACTGGTCTCTTCCGACTCAAATAATCGACGACAGAACCCGTCCTCTCGCTAAAAACACGATGAGAAGGATCCTCAGGGGTATTGAGAAGTATTGGGGAGATTATGCCCGACCATTCCTGGTTCGATATAATGGCGGAGATAATAGGGTTCACTCAGTTGACGAACCCCTGCCCGTATTAGATACCTCAAACCGATATGGTCTCGTTCAACCCCTGATAACTTGCATTGGGCACACCTCAAGCAAAGGCCGGACGAGGAGTATCAACGAACCTCTTCAGACCGTCGTCACGAAAGAAGAGGCTTGCCTGATAGAGCCTTTATTTGTTCCTCAACATTCAGGAGGAGAAGTCAGACCGACGACCAGTCCCCTCTCAACTGTGGCAACTAAGGGAGCTATCAGTCTCGTAGAGCCATTGATTATGGAGTATTATGGGAACGGTGCCTGCCAGCCTGTTTCTAAACCAATACCCCCAGTCACCACAAAAGATCGGTTCGCATTGATCACCCCTGAAAACGTCCGTCTTGGGTTCAGGATGCTTAAACCTCATGAACTTGCAGCAGCACAGAGTTTTCCACGGGATTACATTTTTACAGGGAACCGGGGGGAGATTGTCAAACAAATAGGGAACTCAGTTTGCCCAAAAATAGCAGAGGCTCTCACAACAAGTTGCATGAGAGAACTCGCCGGAGGTTTAGCATGAGATCCCATAAGCCAGTGAAACCCGGCCTCATCGATCCGGATCTATCCTGCCCCAGGTGTGGACTTGGAAAGATACAGCATATCGATGGAGGTTCCTGGAAACTCAACAAGCCGAAACCTCATTATCTCTGCTTTGCCTGCCTGTATGAATTCCACATCCCATTACCGAGAGTCCCGGCGATGTTCAGACTCTGGGGGTCCGCATGAACCATCATACAATCCCCGCTGAATCAACCCGGCAGTGTATGGAAGAGATCAAGAAACTTGGGGTTGTCCGATTCAATAAGTATGATCTCCCCCGGAAAGTTCACAAATACGGACTTCAGGGATGTGTGCGGAGAGATTGGGTAAAAAAATTTGATAATTACGAATATGCACTTACCAAGACAGGAATCGGATACATAAAACGGGGCTGTGCAGATACCTCGTTTGATCTTCCGGTCCGGCTCATGATCAACTCAGTTGTCCCACCGGTGAACCCGGAGGGAATGATAGGAGACTTTCGAAAGGATCTCTACGTCGGGCTACGGATGCCGGGAACTCTCACCGTAGATGAAAAGACACAGAAGGCAATCGCAGCAGCATTAGAGGCCGGTTATAGCATCGAACTTTGGGCGGAGGCGATCACAGAATGAATCTGATTTTCGTGAACATCAAGAGAATATCCTATTGGGTAGGTTTCGGTAAAATCTGGACCGGCTGGATGAACGTGTACAAAGTAGGTTTTTGGATTGTATGGAGGGGATCACCATGGTAGCCAATTCACCACAAACAAGAAAAGCAAAAGGTCGGGAATTCCAGCAAAAGATAGCCGCAAAAATTAGGGAAGTCTTCAACCTCCCGGATCCGGATGCTGTAAGCACCTCTATGGGTCAGGCAGGAATTGATATTCAACTCAGCAGTGAAGCCCGGAAGATGTTTCCTTATGCTGTAGAATGCAAGAAAGCCGAAACCATGAAAATATGGGAATGGTTGTCTCAAGCAGAAGAGAACGGAAAGAAGACCGGTTTAACACCTCTTCTTGTTTTCAGCCGGTCCCGGTCAAAGACCTATGCAGTGGTTGATATTGATCACCTGATGAACCTGGCAAAGATAGCCAGTGACCGGAGGGAGGAATGATCCGCCGATGCCTGAGTAAATTCCTCCGAAAAGGGGAATTCATTTGTTTTTACCTGACGAACGGCCATCCTTGCCCCTACTCGGGAGAGCCATGTAACTGCAGAAAGATCACCGCCTGACACAAGAGAGGGAGAAGCACACATGATGCAACTAAACGGGAAAACCTACTATCGAATCGCTGAAGCCGTAAAGGAACTCGGATACACAAAAGGAACTCTGTCAAATTACATCAGTTCCGGAGTTTGTGAAGCCGAAAGAATGGAGGATGGAGAGTGGCTGATAACGGAATCCGGTATGGTTGCATTAAGGCGTAGAAAGAAGTTGCTTCCAAATCTCTCAAAGGATGAAGAACTCCAGGACTCGAAGGAAGAAATGCAGGATACATCGATCAACTCACAACCAAAGAAACAGGAAAAAAGGAGTCATCATCCAGAAAACTTCAAGGAAGGGTGCCTCTATCTTCGAAACGATGATGATCATCAAAAGTACACATTACTGAAACAGGCTGCTGAAATTACCGGCCTAACTGTCGGTGATATGAGCATGGTCGCCGTAAGGCACTATGTTAACACCGTCCTCACTGGGAAAATCGAGGAACTCAAAAAGATCGAGACACAGAAAAAACAGATCCTTGCAGGAATCATATGAAAAATCGAGACTTCCAGGTAACATCAGTGATCAGGTTGGAGGGAAAGATCTCTGCAAAGGATAGGGAAACCGCAGAGGCTGAAGCAGAATCACAAATCCGACATCAACTCAAGACGTTACCGCCATGGATGCATCAAGTCGACTTAGGAATCACAGCCACAACGAGGATCTTATGAGTTCACCAGGCGTATGGGGAAAGAGCAGCAGATCAAAGACAGTACATTTCTATCCCGGAGGAGGTCAATCATCGCTATGCGGACTCTCAAATCATCTAGATATGTTAGCCCCAGAAGACTGGGACGAAAACAACCCACTATCATGCGAAAACTGTAAAAGACAACTGGCATGGTTTAGGCAGGGGTTCAAACCTGCAAAAGCTACTTCTTAACACTCTTTACACTCTCTGCAATCGTAACAATCCTTGCAAACCCCGCAAAACTCCAAGGGGCTTTTTTAATAAACACCGTATATAGCGGGTAATGTCATCAGATGATGATTTATCCGGCCCACGGGATGTTTTCGCTGAAGAATCAGAGGCGAAAAAACTCAAAATCAGCAAACGTGTTTCAAATACGTGGGCCCGATACAAGTCTTCAAAGTGGTGTCCATTCGGGAAATGATCATGATCCGAAAGGATACGACACTAAAGATACTCGGCATAACACTCATTCTGATCGTTTTCTGTATCCATATCTCAACCGCCGATTTTAACGCTAAAGAATATCTCTGGAGCACAGGCCCCCTTCACGCCCATTCTGCAACCACATCTGAAAGTGGGGACGATCTCCAGGTAAGACCTTTCGGTGGAACCCCAGGAATTTACAACGGCATGGCTTCTGGTCAGATGGTTACAACCGGGGTGAACGGGACTGCTATGTATTCCGGGGATTCATCGTTAAACTCTCAATACTCGGCATCAACCACCGTTCAATACACAGATGGGGGCGTAGTTTCTGATTCTCTTGCAACACTGAACATTCAGCCAAATGAGTCCGAACTTGCCTGTACTGCTTCAGAAGTGGCTATGAGTGGATCAGTTTCAAAGTCAGGAGCAACACCCGATCAACAGTGGGCTGTAGGTGAAATGACTGCTATGGGTCGTTCTGGAAAATACCAATCAGACAAACTCAGTGATGAGAAAACCTATGCCCTCTCGGCAGACTTCCAGGGAAGAGGAACATTTAACGGCCATCTTGACTTCGCAGCAGAATCAGGATTGAGTAAGAACTGTTCAGATATCAACTATATCGCAGGAGGACACCGCGACTTCGCAGGAACCAGTAACCTGTCAGGCGGACTGGTTGGCTCAATTGACTGGAAGTTCGACGACTTTTCGAATGTCTTAGGGGCCAACACCTCCCCACAGACCCTTTCTGAACAGATCAACGAAACCCCATCAACAAACACCAGTGAAGAAGGTAACATGAAATTTTCCTCCGAGGAGGACTCATCATGATTGATTCAAACATTATTTTACAAAACCCGGTAATTGTCGGGTTGTTCATAGCATCGCTGCTTGGAAACTGCTATTTTGCAGGAGTCTTTTATCGTCTTCGGAATGTCCTGAAAACGTATGCAAAGATGACGGTTGAACGTGCCAGAATCACCGAAGATGGGCAGATCACTATTGACGATCCGGACATCATCCCATTCGTAAAAGACACATTCTCGCTTATGGCTGATATTGAGGCTCTTCTGCACTGGATCACAGGTTATATTCTCAATCATCCGTCTACCGGTTGGATCAAGGGATATGTACCATATACTACGTTGGTTGTAAATTCCGCTATGGATGGACTTGAGAAACCGCAGGAGATTCAAAATGATGTAAGAACTTTTGACCCCGCAACACAGCCAGCAGCACAGACAATTGACCAGCCAGCTCAGCCAGTGAGCACCCCCTCAGGAGCATAAATCATGTATCACGCATCTTATCACCCACTTGCAGGAGCAGAACTGGATTACGTTCTGAAAGACCTCACCGAAGAACAGAAAGCAATTGCAAAACCCCAGATAGAGGCCGCAACCGCAGCCCAGACCCGGAGATATCGCATCACGATTGTTCCTCCGGAGAGCCCACAGAAACCAGACAGCGGTATCTATTTTGATATCGACAACGGGCTTGTTTCAGGTTCTAGTAACCAGTAATCAACCTCATTTTTGTAATTTACCCGGTTCAGGTCCGGGGTGAGGTTTGCCGACCTTAGGTATTGGAGATATTGAGATGGGGGAGATCCGGACTCCTGATCCTATTGTCTCATTGGTGACAGTCGGGAAAGACCGGCAACAAAACACACTCCCGTGTTGTAGTGGCAATCAAAGCAGGCTCTAACCTTGCTAACGGTGGTTCGAATCCGCCCGGGAGTATCTAAGAAATGGCGGATGATGTAGAATCGGCTGATCGGTTGGCCCGGATTGAAACCAAACTCGATACAGTCCTGACTATTATCCCGGATCATGAGACCCGGTTACGAATTGTCGAACAGAAGAAAGAAGAATGCCAGCAAAGGGATCAAATCTCTGATTTGAGAGATACGGTAGGTGATCATGAAACCCGACTTAATGCTCTTGAGTCATGCCATGATCAGGATACAGGAGCTAAACAGGCATTAATGTCATATCGAGAGTTAGCAGCCTGGGGATTGACTGGATTACTCGGATTCATAACAATCTATCAATTTGTGAAGGGTGGATTATGAGTGATATATTCGAAAAGGGAAAATGGGTTGGTAATACTGATGATCCTATCCCTGAACCTCTCAATGTTGAGCTGAAGATTGCTCTTGACCGTACTGAAATAGATCGACTGATGAAAGATATCCGGTGGTGTGAAGAGCATCAGCCAGAACTCCTCAGGAGAGTCAAGCAGTTCAAAACTCTGTATATCAGTGCCAAAAATAAACTATGGCATTATCAGAACATGGATTTCATCTCACGCCTGCTTTTCCTCTTCTTCCCGGGGAGTATGCGAAAATGAAAGCAACTCTCCGGCTTCCGAAGACCAGTTCTCTTCATGATGAATTCAATGGCAAGACCGGAGAGGTTACGTATCAGGGACAATTCAGAGCAAAGGTCCGGATAAAACTCGATGGACATACTGAGAGAAATCCCAGTGTTGCCATCCTGCTGGTTCCATGGGAACATGTTGAGGTTGTAGGGTAATGGCAATAGGCGATCAGTTTTATGGGTTTATTGAGACTGGTTCAACCCGGACTTACGTCAGTGGTCATTCGTTATCCTGTACATTTTTAGATCTTGAATTCTCTGATTCACCCACAAAAGAACAGAAAGAAGGAAATAAGGCGATCAGGTCCTTACAGCGACAGATGAAAGTCAGAACTCCTGTACTAAACATCAAGAGATAACTCATGCCATGCCTGCCAAATCATACGAGAGACAAGACCGTGAAACAAATAGAGCCTGGCAGGCTTTTCAGATCTATTTATCGTTAGGACCTTCCCGCACACCAGGGAAAACTGCTAAGGAGCTAGGAGTATCCCGGCCAACCGTCAACCGGTGGCTATACAATTTCGACTGGAAATCGAGAGCAGAAGCCTATGATCAGGATCAATCCCCCGGATCCCTTTTTTTATCGCTCCCTGAAGCTTCACCAGTAAAGTGTGAAGCTACACCAATAGCACCTGAAGCTTCACCCGTAAGCCCTACCCATAAGGGCCGGAGCTTGGAAGATAAGAGGGGAAGCTTGGTAGGTAACCCCTGGGACCGTCAACCCGGAGAGGGTGATGAGGCATGGGTAGCCTTTGTGATCTACCGGGACCTTGGTGCTGATCGAACACTGAAAAGAGTTCGGGAGGAGTTAGGCAAATCAGACACCATGGTCGAGCGGTGGTCCTCAACTCATCAGTGGGTTTACCGGTCAGCAGAATGGGATAAACACCTAGACCAGGAACTTCAGAAAGCGACCATCAAGGAGAAGACCGATTACGTCAAACTCCGGGAACAAAACCTCATCAAACAGGAACAACTCCGGGCCGAACTCCTGGAGGTTCACCTGAAGCGACTTAAGGACTTCAAGGCTAATCCAAAAGAGAACCCCTACCGGTTACCGTCAATCCTGACAATATCAGAATCAGGAAAAATCGATCAGGAGTCTAGGTCTGCAATATCAACAGACGATGGTGACAACTGGGCAGAGATAGGAGCCTTCCGGGCAATGATCCGGGATGAACTAAAGGAGAGGAATAATGAGGCTACTCCCCCCGAAGAAACTATCGAATAAGGCCCTATAGTTCTTGGCTGCCGACCATCCCCGACTGACTCTCCTAGAGGGAGCGGTAAGGTCAGGAAAAACTATTCTCTCGATATTAGCTTGGATATTCTTCATCATAGCTTACCCGGGACCAGGACCTTTCCTCATGGTCGGGAAGACCGAAAGGACACTGAAGAGGAACGTCCTCGACCCGATGATTGAGATCCTGGGGAAGAAATCAGCGGTGATCAACCGGTACGACGGGGTTCTGTATGTCCAAATAATGGGCGGGAAGACCGTTTACCTCGTTGGTGCAGCGGATGAAAGATCGGAAGGAAAGATCAGGGGAATCACAGCAGCCGGGGCATATTGTGATGAAGCAACCCTCTACCCGGAATCATTCTTCGTAATGCTCCTCTCCCGACTCTCTATGCCCGGGGCGAAACTCTTTGCCACGATGAACCCGGACAGTCCGTATCACTGGATGAAGGTCAAATACCTGGACCGGGCCAAAGAGATCAGTGCCAAAGTCTGGCATTTCCTTCTGGAAGATAACTGGGCATTAGACCCTCAATACATCGAGGACCTGAAGAAAGAGTATACCGGGCTCTGGTTTCAGCGGTATATCCTGGGGTTATGGGTCCTGGCTGAAGGCGTCGTGTATCCGATGTGGGATGAGGCTAAGCATCTCAAACCCACACCTGCAGGTGATCTAACCCCGGTAATCGTGGCAGTCGATTACGGCACAACTAACCCCTCAGTGTTCCTAAAAATGGCCCGACACACTCCGACCGGAAAGATCCAGGTATGCAAGGAGATGTATCATGATTCAACCGTGTCCGGTCAACTGACAGATGGCCAGCTCGCTGATAAGATGGAAGAATTCCTTCCAAGAGATTACCTGTATGTGGTTGTTGACCCATCAGCTACCTCATTCATTACTGAACTTAAAAGCCGGGGTATTCGGGTGAAGGAGGCTGATAATTCTGTGCTTGAAGGTATTCAGGCTGTATGCGGGTTACTACAAAATGAGATGGTGGCGGTAGATCCGTCCTGTCATCACCTGATTAGAGAAATGGGGGCGTATGTCTGGGATTCCAAGGCACAAAACCGGGGCGAAGATAAACCGCTGAAGGCTCATGATCATTGTCAGGATAGTTTCCGGTATGGTACGATGGAACTCCTGCAACTCAACCGTCCACAGGTATCCCGCCCGGCAGGAGGAAGGAAGGTCCCACCGATCCCCGGTCCAACCCGGGTAAGCGGCAGGTCATCCGGTGGAAGGTTCGCGGGGTGGTGAAAAACAGACTATTAGAAAACTATTTCATTATTCGTATGCTTTTTGATACATATTTGCGTCCCAATTTGTCAATACATTCAGCTTTAATCTCTTTTAGATAAGTTAATTGGTTTTCTACAAGAGTATTATTTAGTTCATCCATGGAATAATCAACAGTAAAACTATCTTGAGAGTGCAACTCATAAGGTAAACGTCCCTCCACCATTGGCTGTCTCAAAGTAACTACAAGACCTTTATCTAAAATAACCCTAATACTTGAGAGGATTATTGTAATTTTCCCCTTATTCATCACTGTGATTAAATAAGATTTGGTTGCAAATGGGCCTTGTGAAGTAACCCCATATGAAATTTCAACCTCAATATTTGGGGTTTGCTCTTTTCTACTTGTATATAGATTGTAAGTTGATAATGCAGCAGCATAAACAGCAACTAATAAAGTACCAATTTGCCAAAGCGTGATTTCTGTTACTGGAGGAGTAGGATCCATAATTTCACTTGAGTAGTATCTTGATTTATCATTATGTGTACGTAATGAAAACTATCCAAAAATCTAACTATTTTAAACGCCTTATATACTCAACATGCCGGTATCGTTCCCGTCCCGGGCAGGGGTCAAATATGTTTCAAACCTTCCCCGGTTCGCAAAGAAACCACTAACCACAGACGACCTGAGGAAATTCAGCAAAACCCTGTATGGGGAAGGCTTATTTCTAAAAATGTATGCTCTGGTCTTCAATAATCTTCCGGACCTCTACGTATTCGACCCACAGGGTAACCCGGATGAGAATACTCAGTTAACCATACGGAACCTCTTCAAGTCAGAGAAATTCTCTGCAGACGCAGCCGGGAAAATGAGGCTGTTCGATAAGTTTTTTTATGGTCCTTCGATCTTCAATCCGCTCTGGATGAGATAGGGCACCGGGGTTATCCCCCAAGAATTGAGACATCTGGCTACATACACCTTCAACCGGCTTCCAACCGGACGGGACCGATACTCTGATCTTCTCCCTGGACTCACCGTCAACCCGGACACGGAAGAGATCGAATGCTGGCAGACCCAGAAAAACAAAATGCCGGAACTGTTACCGGCTGAAGACATCGTTTTTGTTCAATCTGTTGTCCTGGACGGGGTTATTGAGTCTCCGATGATTGAGCCTATTGCTCCATTCATCGATATGCTCCTGTATGGGTGGGAGACCCAGATGCAGGCGTTAGGGATGGTGGCGATCCCTCCTCTTTTTATCAAGATCACTCAACCGGTTCCTGCCTGTGAGGCTAACGGATGGATGTCTGATGAAGAATATGGGAATGAGTTCCTTGCATCATGGGGTAACCAGACGAAGATGATACTCCGGCCAAACATGGAACTGGTCGAATACAAGTTCGAATCTACCCTAAACCTTGAAATTTTGGATGCTTTGTATTATACCATCGTTGATTACCTGAATCCGGCCTCGTTCATTAACCGGGAAGGAAACCTGATCGGCGGATCCACAACCGGACAACTTGAACTCATGGCGTCGTTCATCTCCGGTATCCAGACTGAAATATGTTCAGTTATCGATCAGTTGATTCAGCCTTATTTTGTCTATAACTCCTATCCAGAAGGTTACCGGGTTGTTTCTAAGTTAAAACCTCTGAATACCACCAACCGGGAAGCAGACCGGGCTGATGCCAAACTCATGATTGAGAACCGGTTCGGTGATCCGAACGTGGCTCTGCAGAAACTTGAGGGATGTGAAGGGGTTGATGACAAGACCTGGAAGGAGTTTTCAGACCGGTGGTCTCTCATCCCGGTTGTTCAGAATACTTCTACCCAGGAAAAGGCAGTATCGGCCAACCTGGCTAAAGAGGACCTGCCTGATGAGGTCGTTAAGATCAAGACCCCGGATGAGTTAGGGGATGGGATGGAGGCGAAGTTATCCCAGCTGATTGACCAGGCCGAGAAGGATATCATCAAGGCGGTGAGGGGATAATGGAATATGATAGGCCCCTTTTTTGTAAGGCGAATTGCAAAAATCGAACGAATCTTAACTCATCCCTGAATTATTCTCCGTGTAAATTATCAGTGGTAACGATTGGTGAGATGGGCTGTTGTCAGGATATAGATCCAATTGTGGTAGGGTTGCAATGACCCCACCGGCAGATCTTGAGAATCAGATCTCATCTATCCTTACAACCCTGCAAACCGGGATGATGTCGGTCATCTCCGAGTACGGTGGATTATCTTACTTCTACGGCGACCTGTTCGGACAGCAGCAGTTAGGGGAAAGTCTGAACATCTACGCAGCCAAAACCCCGGCCATAGGGTTCTGTGATGATTACCTGAACGAGCTCCGAAGGGGGGGCACAACGATCAATGGTGAGTGGGTTGACTGGTTCGAGAAGTATGGCCCGGATGCCAACGCCCGGCCTCTGTATGATCTGATCATGAAGAACCTGCAGGAAGGTAAGAGCCTCGGCAGATGGGAGAACCGGAACGGTGAAGGATACCGAAAGGGGACGATATCATATGAGATCCAGGAATCCATGGGTCAGCAGTACCGCTCCGGTGCATCCAGGATAGCCAGGTCAGAAACAGCCCGGCTGCAGAATGTCGCATCATTGGACCGGTATGAAAAGACCAGGGTGGAAGAGGTAACAGTGCATGATGGTGATGGATGCCCGGTTTGTGCAGGTATCAACGGGGAAACATGGTCAATAGATGAAGCCCGTCGTCGGACCACTGAACATCCAAACTGCAAGCGGTATTTCATTCCGGTGGTGAAAGGATATATTACCCCGGTAATTAAACCGTCGCCGATGCCGGAGGATGATCCGGGGAGTCGGGAGTATAAAGGGGAGTGAAAATGAGACTATTGAATCCCTAATTCTTTTCGGATATCAGATCTAATCAATTCGAGTAATATATCGAATGATGCTGATCCAACTGTTTCTTTGATCTTCTTATTCGCTTTATCCCATCTCTCTGTATCCCTAATCAATGCTGCAATTTCTTGACCATTAGGTGTAAGACGATATATCTTTTCAACAAATGCAGTACCATTAGGTTTGGCTCCGCTCTCAATATATCCCCCATCACTGAGAAGGATTGCATGCTCTTTAATGTCAGATTCAGAAACATTTTTATCGCGTAAAACCTTCTCTAGCCCTTTACCTGAAGAATTCTGTTCTATATATAGGATAATCGTTCGTAAAGCTTCAAAATCTAATCTCATGAAAATAATAATTAATCTTCTATGATTTAAATCTCCCTACATTCAATTTACCTAAAAAAGAGAGCATGTCAGAATAGACTAAATCAGTCGATAATATGCCTGCTGAAGTTTCATATCCCAACCATTATTCTTTTTTATTTTCTTCACTAATCCGGTTTCTTCAGCAGCTTTGATGATTGATTCTGTTTGTTGATTCACAGTTTGGGCTAAACATTGAAAAGCAGATTCTAGATTGGGTAGGGTCTTCTCAATAGATATACCCATATTGCGCAGACTCATGATTATTGCAACATGAGATCTTAATTCTCCTGGTCGGGGTAATCCATTCCAGGACAATGCAAATGCACTTCCTTCAGCTAATTGTATGATATCACTGGCCTCATCATCTGATAAGCCGAACCCATGATTCAACCATTTCCTGCAGGAATCGTATTCTTCAGGCGGGAAATATCCGGTCATTTGTCACCTTCTCATATCCGGAACCCCGGTATGGATTTCATCGCCTTCAAGATCTTCTCTGCAACTTCAGCAGACACATGAGCCGTTTCTAGGTCCCCAGCCTTCATGGCCCGGACCTCGTCCTTGAGATACCTGAACTCACATATCCAGGCATAATTGTCCTTATACCCACTTACCACAAACAAGTCTGTTCGTTTGACTGATGGGTCAACAGATTCAGGCCGGTTTTTATCATCTAGACCGAGGAGACACCAGGTATTGCCAATTTCGTTCTTCCGGGCCCAACACGTATCACAGCCCATCCGGTGGCGGAAGTCTACCGGGTCATCGGTTATCATTATACTCAACTGTAAAGGATTATTTTATAATTAACTCAACATTAGTCTTCTTCATAGGAGGTTGTCCAGTGACATGATCCAGACTGGACAACCTCAGTTACAAGCAAAAAATTTTGGAATGATAATTTCTCCTCATAACTATATATACAATTATTTGGTAAAAATTCACTATATGACAAAAAAGGAGAAGATTAATGATTTATTTAAATGGGATTCGGATTGTCACAATAATGCTTGCATTAATCAATATCATCAGCCTTGGAATGACTATGTAAGAGGGTACAGAGCAGCTACTGAGATACTAATTGAAAAGATATTATCAGATAATACTTCGATTGATATTTTGGTATACCCTGTTATTTTTCTATATCGTCATTGTTTAGAGTTACAAATGAAAGAGATCATTTTTGTAGGAAGACATCTGATTGGAAAAGATTTTGAACCCTTAAATGACCACAACTTGACTGCTCTTTGGAAAAAGTTAAAACCTCTTATTATAGAGATTGAGCCTACATATCCAAAAAACGAGTTAGACAAAATCGATTCTGTTATAACAAATTTCGAATTAGTGGATAAGAAATCTGATGAATTTCGATATTCCCTTACTAAAAAAAGTGAACGAACCCTGAAACCAGAACTTAAATACATCAATATTCGACATTTTGCCGAGGAAATGGAACCTGTATTATCAACATTAGAATGTATAAGTGGATGGTTTTCAACACTTCAGGAAAATCAAACTGTATTAAATTTTTAAACCCCGGAAAAAACAAATAATATAAGCGCCTATATATGTCTCATATGGCTGAATAGGAAGAGGCTTACACTACTCTTGCTAACTGCACTCTTCTGTTCTTGAACCGGTGGGTTGACTGTTCGACCGGCAGTTTTTATCATCCGGCTGATGTTTACGCTCAAAACGTCGATGCCTGGAACGGCACCCGGATAGTTCTTAATCCAAACGATTTTGCATGGGAATTACACCCGGATGCAAAGTTATACGCTGCTGACCCGGAAACTGCTCTTCAGGATGTCGGAGCTATCGATATCGGATATATCGACAACGCTCAAATTATCTGGGAAGGTCACCCCCGGCTTGTTGCTGCGATGAACATCGATAACAACAATGCATACGGGAAGATGGCCCTGGATCTCTATTCTGCAGGCACTTTCGGGATTTCCATTGCTGATATCTTCAATGCATCAGAAGGCGTTGTGACCGGAGGCATCGAACCCAATCATGTCCTCGTTTTTGAAGAAAATGGTTGGAACATGCCGGCAGACAAAGGAGCCGTAGCAGCAGCATCCAGCAGCCGGGTATCATGTTTCACTATCCCGGATGGGCCAAAGAACCGGACTCATACCAGGAGAGCCCCGGTCAACCCGGCTCCTGTAGCAGCAAACTCAGCCAATGACGTAGAATCCATCGTTTCTAAAGTATTTGAGAAGATCAAAGGATTTCTCTCAACCGGTTCTATCGAGGTTCAGAGTAGTGCATCGAACAGCGAACAACCATCAACGAAAATGGCAGAAACACCAGAAAACCCGGAGCCCAAACTCGCTGCTCTGAACCAGCAGATCGGAGCTCTGGAGAAAGATAAGACAGATCTCAACACGAAACTTGAGACCGTCACTGCACAGCTCACTGACCTCAAGGCAACGTCTGAAAAGCAGGCTGAAGAACTTGAGGGACTGAAGAAAGAGAAGGCCGAAGCAGCCCTAAAGGCAGAGAACGAAAAGAAAGACGCTGAGTTTACGGCGTATCTTGAAGGCGAAGTCCCTGATGGTGAGAAAATCACTACGGAACAGGTAGCCGCTCTTCGGACTATGTTCTTCGAGAGACCACTAGAGGCTGTAAAGAAAGCCAGAGAATGGGCTGTTGCAGCTAACTCTATTCCGGGAAGGGCCGGATCCAAACAGGCAGCCGCACACGCCGGAGGAGAACACAAATCAGCAGATTGGGCAGGTCTGTTTCACAAAGGAGGTAACAGATCATGACGGCGGATATTGTCGTTGTTCAGGCAGGTAAGGTTCCATATGTGGAGTTCGGCAATGTCGAGAACGCCACAAACATGATCTCCGGAAAGGTGGTCAAGAAAGGAACATCAGACACCGATATCGTAGTTGGGACGGCTGGATGCAAGCCTTCCGGATTCCTGGGATACGAACAGGCACCTGTCCATTTCAAACCGCTGGATCGCGATACGGGATATGCGGTCAAAGCATCCGCCCCTGTCCTGAAGGGCGGGGATTACGAGATCGATGCCTGGCTTGCGGCAGGACAGACCATCACGAAGGATGACTTCCTCGTCCCAGATGATGATGGGAATCTGAAAATTGCGTCCGCTCTGGCAATTGCAACTGGAGCCACTCAGGTCACCTCTTCAGGAGCGAATGGAGCGGTGATTAATGGAAGTGTTGGAAAGGAGTTCATCATTGCACAGGCTTCTGTCTCAAAAACGACCACGACCGCAGCAGCACGTATCAAAGTGAGGGCTATCTAATGGCAGATACAGGATTCACCTAGGGAGACTTACAGCGGGCGATCGAGTTCCTGGAACCAGAGCTCATTCGTCCGCTTGAAGGGGCATACATCGCCCGAAAGATCATGGCAGTCAATACCCAGGAAACCGGAGATGACAAGTTCAGGGCCCGGGTAAGAAAGATCAGTAAGATGGGAGGCGGAACCGTCGCCTATAAGATCCGCAGTGACGGAGAACGCGATCAGGTTCAGATCAAGGCTCGTGAAGTGGACGTCCCGGTGCTCTATAAGGAGTTCGAGATCGACCGTCAGGACTTTGAGGCGTATGTCACGAAAGGAATCAACCTCACAACCGAAGCCACTCTTCTCGCCATGGAGGTTGTTGCATCTGATGAAGAGTCGATGCTCATCAAGGGATGCACCCCGAAGGGAACCACCGATCAGGTGGATGGTCTCTATGATTCTGCTGAATCGACGATCGATACCACTCTTCATCTCAGTACTACCGGAACGGCTGTCAAAGCGGTCGCAAAAGGCATCCGTCAGATGCGGACTAAGAAAGTCAAGGAACTTTCCTTCCATTGGCTTTTGAACCCCGACGAGGTTGAAACCATCAGTTCAAACCAGATCTCCGGAACAACTGTCTATGAGATCGATCAGGTCATCAAGGCTCTGAACTGTGGTAACGCGAATGGACCCGGTGGTGTTTGGGGATCAGAAGAAATCCCTGCAGGTGCAGGACTGATGGTTCCGTATGACCCAAGCAGAAAGTATTACGAAATTCTCAATCCGGTCACTCCGTCAATTGAACTCGTCACTGATCCCTATCACCCGGACCTTGGAAACGTTCTGGGTACTGTGTATGAGACTTCTCTTCCGCACATCAAGCGGCCTGAATGTCTCTACAAATTCACAGATCTGGCTTGAGGTAGTCCATGCAGGTCAAGATTGAATATGGGACCATTCGACAGGGAGATGTGATCTATGGACCTGGGGATGAGATTGATATCCCCGAATCAAAACTTCCCCGTTTTGGTTCTCAGGTCTCACGTGTGGTTGAAGACTCAACTCCACAAAAAACAGAGAACCCCCCTGTTGACCCCCCGAAGGAACCGGAACAACCCCCCACTGATCCTCCTGCTGAGGAATCCGGGAAGAAGAAAGGCAAGAACTCATCCGAGTATTCTGATTCTACATCCCCCGAAGAGAAAGCATAATCATGACCGTCACTGCAGATACAATCCGGTTGATCTCCCTTGGTGAGTATACCGTAGGCGAATCCGGGACTATTACAGAATCGGACTTTGCCTCGTATCTGCAGTATGCACAGGATCAGTTCTCAACAGACTCACCGGGAAACCATACCTCATCACAGGCTGATCAGGCTATAGCCCTGCTTATTTGCCACTACATTGACCGGGCTAACAATGATCAGTCCATAAAATCTGAAGATGCTGGAGATGGTTCAACCTCCTTTGATGGGTCCGGGTCGAACTGGATGAAATCATACAAAGAGATCGTCAACTCTCTTCTGACTAAGTACAAGCGAGACCTTGAGAATCCATCAGGCTCATACAGGCAGCCCACAAAGGCAGCTCACCGGAGAGACGGAGGATTCAGTGGGGTTGGTGCTCCGGCATCATCATGGGGCAGATGGCGATGAGCAGAAGGGCATCACTCTGTCATCTCTGCGATATCATCACACCAGGAGAGATCACCGGTTATGTGAACGGTCGTCCTCAGTATTCTGATGATCCTATTACTACCCCTAATGTTTCCTGCCGATTTTACAACCTCAAAGGAGATCTAACCAACACCGATTCCGGGACTCATGTCATCGAGATCACGAAAGTAAGGTTGGCTCTTGCCACTCATCTCCCAGATGGAGTAACGATCACCGGAAAGTCAGCAGGATTTGAGCGAACCTATTCTTTGAATGGGCTCCCGGAAGTCGTGTATAGTCAGAAAAAGGCTGTATGTCTCGAATGTTCCCTGAAATCTGTGGATGGTGAGGCATGAGCAACACCCAGGGGCTTGATCGGATCCTTGCTAAGATCACCCGACTTGAGCAGATCCCGGAACGGATGGTTCAGGTTGTGGATGATGGTCTGTTAGCGATCGAGGCTTCTGCCCGGGCTAATGCATCGGGTCCCCGACCGGAACACATCGATGAGGTGACCGGTGATCTTGTGAGAAAGATCGAGTCCACCGGTGCAAAAGTCAACGGGTCTGATATCTCAGGTGAGGTCATCTCAAAGTCAGATCATGGGAGGATCCATGAGTACGGGGGAGTTATCGAAGCCAAGAATGCACCTCTGCTTGTCTGGGAGGATTCATCCGGAAAAATCCATTCATCTAAAAAAGTAGTAATTCCGGCACGACCCTACTTTGGCCCTGCTGTTCAGGAAGTCAGGGGACAGTTCCTCAAGGATGCACAGGATGTCGTTCAGGAGGCTATGAGATGAGTTTTGTCGATGATCTTCGACCTATTCTTATCGCAGATCCAACTGTATTCAGTCTGATAGGTTTCACGGACAAGACTCTGAAGATCAATGAAATCAAGTCATTCCGGGGCACTTTCCCTACGAAGACGAAACTACCCTGTATCACTTACACTGATATCTCTGGAGTCCCCGGAGAATTGGTGACGAATGATCTGTCTTTTCAAATCACAGCCTGGGGGTCTAATGATGTAGAATGCCAAACGGTAGCCGATGCAGTTGCCAAAGCGTTAGGATCTTGGTCAGGTTCTCTGAATGGGAGGGTTGTAGAAAAGATTGAGAAAAAATTTTGGCAGGATTCTCTAATTGAGGCTGAAACAAACCTCTGGTATAGTATTCGAAAATTCGAAGTTTTGCATTGGTAAAAACACACATGGCGATTATTCACAACGAGAAATAGGGAACCGATATGGTATTCATCGGGAACTGTCTTGCATTCGCAGGGCGGTACTCTGGAATATCAGCAACCGATTTCTCATCTTCAAACCTGTTCAACCTCGGCCCGAAGAAATCTGTCGGGTATGAGCCGGGGATGGAAACTGTCGAGCCTGAACTTGATGACTGTGAGTTTGATCCGGTTATCAAGAAAGAATCAGCGACCCTCTCTATGGAACTCGGTGAGTTCTATGTCGAGAAGCTGGCACTGATCTCTGGAGGAACCTCAAAGGCTACCTACACTCTAGGAACTCCGGTAACGAGTGCAACTGAGAACATCACTCTCAACGGGACTCGTCCGGTCCGTCTCTCAAACAAGAGTTACTCTACTTCTGCAGCTGTTCTGGCATCTACTGTTGTCGTCACCAGCATCGAAGAAACTCCAAAAACCTATGTGAAAGACACTGACTACACCATCACTCAGGATGTTCTTGGTTTCACGCAGATCACACGTATTGGTGCTGGAACCATCACTGACAAATCAACTGTCAAGGTGACGTACGGGTATACTCCTGCGATCATGCGGACTCTCTCCCGTGGTGGTTCAAGTGAGGTTACTCCGATCGTTCTTCGTGTCATCCACGTCAAGAGGATCGAAGGGACCAAGATCTACGGGTTTATGATTGACATCTTCAAAGCCTACTACACCAAGCTCTCAAAGATGTCTTTTGGTTCAGATTCAGAGATGAAGGACGTTCTGACTCTGCCGTACGAGTTCACCGGGAAGTATGACAAGAACCGGAGTCTTGGTTTCCAGGTGGATGCAATCAACACACTTCACGGTGTAACACTCGAGGATCTGAACATGAACAACATGGCAGACCTTGACCTCGCCGTACTCAAGGATGCAGCTGTGATTTCAACATGAGCGACCCGGTAAAAAACTACGGTGTTGTCCGGGGAAATCCCCGCCCTTTTTGTATCGGTGACGAAACGATCACTGTTTCCCGTCTTCCGGGTCAGGTCCACATGGAGTTCACTACCTGGAAGATTGAACTCTCAAGACCAGTCAAACCGACTGATCCGGAAGAGGTTGATTCTGGAGTGAATTACCGATCAGACTTCCGGACTGAAGATGAGATGCTGATGGACCTAGCTGTTATGACCCTTAATGGAAACTTGACAGCAGACCAGAAGCAAAGATTCCACATCGATAAATCCTGGATACTGGAATATGTCTCCGGGGATATGCTCGAAGAACTCATACTGGATGTGATGGACCCTTTTTTGCTCCACCTGCGAGAGATGCAAATAAAGCAGGAAAAGATCAGAGCCGAGACGATGAGGGACGCCATCACTCCGATGATCAAGGAACTGATTCAGGAGGAAATCCAGACCCAGAGGAAACACTTGAAACCCTCCTCAAAGTCTTCCGGGAATGCTGCTATTACTACGGATGGAGCATAGAATACGGACTCTCCCGAAGTATTGACGAATTAACGTGGTTCTGGGAAACAGCAACACACGAATCGTTGAAACTTGCACTCATTCCGATCGGGATTGATCTCGATAAAGAAAAGAATGAGGCAAAGAAGAAATCCCTGAAAGGCCGGGGGCCGATGCCTGATACGGCCGGACTTGCGAAACTCGGGGTCGATTATGACTCGATCTGAAGGGTTGGAGAATTACAATTCAACCCGGTTCAACCCTTTTCTTATATCTGCTATTCTCTCTTCGGTTTCTTTCTGTCCTTCCTCGTCTTTCTCGATAGACACTAGGACAACATCCTTCTCCTTCAATCTTGGAAAAAGGGAAACAGGAACCTGAAAGACCGGGCCTGACTCAGGGACCAGAATAATCCAATCTCCTTCTATCCGGTCAACTGTTGCCCGGGTCATGACTCACAAGCCAGCCCGTCTTTGTCACGATCAAGTTGGTGAACGTCTCCTTTGCCCTGTGCCTTACAGAAATCATAGCACTTTTGTCCGGTTACACCGTTAGCAAGGGGGAAATCCTTACAGTTGTATGAGTTCTTGGAACAGTCACAAATGGGGGTTGATGATGAAACTGCCACGGTGGGAAGGGGTGCTGCTACTGTCTGAATAGAAGTGGGTTTTGATGTTGATGTCTCACTTCCCTTATCAGATGTCACGGTATAGGATGACCCTATGGAGGTGACCACAATATTTCCATTCTTATCAGTCCGGTATACCTGTGCTCCGGCTATATCCAGATTCTTTAACGTATTTGTTGTTGGATGGCCGTATGTGTTCCCGGCACCGACCTCAATAATTGCGACTTTAGGATTAACCTGATCTAGAAATGCCTGAGAACTCCCGGAGTTTGATCCATGATGTGTGACCTTGAGTATCTGCGCTGAGGGGTCACCATTGTAGGTCGAAGAATCGCCCATAAAGAGGAACTTTTCTGATCCATCTGTAACCTTGAGAACAACTGAATCTTCATTCAAGTCATTTTTATCAGATGTAGGATTGAGCACATCGACTGTGATCCCCTCAACAAATGGGATCACCTTTCCGGTCTTGACCTCTGCATAAGGAACTTGTTTCTGTTTTAGTGTGCTCATGACATTTTCATAGGTCTTGGTGTTGGTTGTTTCCCCATTATCAACGTAGAGTCCAACAGGGAAAGCGTTCAACACATCGACCATCCCGCCAATATGATCCTCATGGGGATGCGTGGCAACGACAACGTCTAATTTATCCACACCATGACTTTTCAGGTAATTTACGACTGTGGGTCCGGCGTCAGTTGGACCGGCATCTATCAGCATACTGTGACCCCCGGACTGGAGGAGTTCAGCGTCCCCCTGGCCGACATCGAGGTATGAGACAGTCATTTCTCCGGCTGCTAGTCCGGGGATGATCAAGAGGATGAGTAATAGAATACCAGTACGAAGCATAAGATCCAGATATCTGTTGATTGGGCTTATGTGTATCGGGACACTTCAATCAGTAATGATAAATGACGGGGTTAAGAAAAGAGGAAGGTTTTTGAGAATGGAAAAAAATATGGCCGAGGAAGTGAAAGACTATCATGCGGAATATCCACATGAGGATAGTCTTCGCCAACCTAATCGACACATTCTTTACCAACTCCTTACGGTCCGGGGAAACCTTCAGGAAATCCCGGATTCGTGTTGCAAATTTTGGTTCCATTTTTTTTACCTGTGTTTCATAGGGCTCCTACACCCTCCACACAAAATTATATTTAGATGTAAAGGTATAACTAAAGCTGCACATTACCTTCACTTACGGCAGAGACTGTAAGTTGTTTTACGGAGAGTGAGTGTAACTAAGACGGGATTAACGGCTTAATCAGAATAGAGGTATGTCTACTCTGGTGATGTCTAGATTCAATTTTGGTTTCATTTATTTACCTACTGATCCCCACTCCTACAACGGGGATCAGTTCTTATTAAACGATTTACATTTATCCGATTTTAGGGCATATTTCTTCGGAAAGATGGTATGTCTCTCCGATGAGCTGGGGGGATATCAGTTTTTAATTAGCCGGAATTCCGGGTATTTAGATCTGGATAGGTACCATAACCTCCCAGGGATTCAGTCAACCGGGCCGGGGTTATTCATCCTTTGAATCTTTGGGTCTTTCGGGTAGTTTAACGGAGGCATTGGTATATAATTCGACCTTATCCCATTCCTCAACCAATTCTCGCAACTCGTTTCTTTTTAAAATGAGTAATTTATCCTTGTATAAACGCTGACAAACTTTTACGTATGATTCTACTTTCTCATAATAGGGGGATTCAAGAATTATGAGATCAAAAGAACCCATATCTAAAGCAACAACCCACCAATCTGATTTGTCTACAGGATCTACGATAGATACCAATTCTTCGCACAAGAATTTGTTGAAAATATTAACAATATATTCCTTAAATGAAACATTATCTCTTTTAGCCCTATCTTGTAACGCATTATATAGAGCGGCCGGGATTCTCACCCCCAATTGTTTTTCAGGTTCTTTCATGTGTAACAATTAGGAGGCGAAAATAATAGAGTTAGTGCTATCACATTTGGTTAGCAAAATTATATATATTTTGTAACATAATGCTATCATGCACAGTTGAAGTGTAATCTGTGCTGGTAAAAATGCAAACATTGGTGAAGACGAAGAAAAGTGAAACAGTCGGGGTTCGGTTCACAATGCATGAAATCGGTGACATTCAGAAGATGATAGACTCCGGGGAATATGCAAATCCCACTGAAGTAATCAGAGATGCATTCAGAGCATTCAGGAGAGAACGAGGCTTGATAAAGGTATGAGCAAAAGAAGTGAAAAGGCCAGCCCATCCGCACCTGGCAGTAACGACGGGCTGAACAATGCAATTACTATTTCTAACGTGAAGAGTGATGAAGGTTTCCAACTCATTACTTTGTTCGGGTTCGAAATCCGGGCTGAGATAGTAGATGGAGAACCGTGGTTTGTGGTTCAAGATCTTTCAAAGATGTTTGGAATTCATGAAAAGACTATTCCAACCAGAATCAAGAACAATCCTGATGACTTTGAGGGATGGATCCGCCTAGGAGATGTAACATATCCTAGGGGAAATTCACCCGGATTAGAAAATCTGAACCAATCTATCCTTCTTGCAAATGAACAGGCTGTTTATTTGATTATGGGGGGATTGACTACCAAGAGGATCAAGAATCCAGAAGCCCGGGAGATGGTAAAGAAGTTTAAGCGGGCGTTCCCGGAACTCCTGAAGATGATCCGGACCGGTGAAGTCAAGATTGTCAAGACTGAGGAATGGGATTACAAGAGATGGCTCGCAACACAGGGAGCCAAATTCCTTGGAGACTCCATTCACTCTTCAATTGAGAAACTCGCCCGGAACCTAAAGCATGAGCCTTTTGTCCATATGAATAATCACAAGATGATCAATATCATCATCTTTGGTAGGCATGAGAAAGGTATCCGGGATTCTGCAACCAAAGAGCAATTGGAAGCCATCCATACTCTTGAGATCATAGATGGGACTCTAATTAAGTCCGGGATGATAGAGCATAAAGATCGGAAGGCTAGGCTCGAAGCAGAGTATCAATCCATTCAGATCAGAAACAAGGGGCCATCAACGCAGCAGGCGGTTCTTGCATGACCCCAGAAGATGATTCCTGGTGTGTTGCCGTCGATATGGGATCCTTCGATCTTATCGTGGTTGAGAGTAATCATTACCATACCTGTCAATCATATCAGCAGGTCAACCAACACCTGTACCGAGAAGAGTTACAGATCAAACTTCGGTCACAACTCCGGGAACTACTCGAAAACTGGACTTCCATGGAGATCTGTGTATCTTCAAGAGTCCGGGAGCCGGGAAAAGCAAACCAACAGGAGGGGATTTGATGGATTCGATTCAGATTGTAGGGGTAACCCCCTCAACCATCAAACTCCCGGTATGGAAAAACCTGGTTGAAGTAGGGAAAATATGGGGGTATGGATCCCTCCATCCCCATGATGAAATCTCAACGATCCTCTCTCTGAATTATGGTACTACTGAATATTACTCAAATGTAGGTAGGGCAAATACAGAGTTACTTCTTATTGGTAAACTCCTCAAAAGTGTTCATGGTTCTGGATATGAAGTCGTTAATCCAGATGATTACCCGGCTGTAGTCCTTGACTTAACGAAAAAAGTCTGTCGGAGGATGAAGAAGATTGTTCGGGTAACCGAATATGCCCCAGAAAACGATATGAGTCCTGAAGCCCGGTATAAACTACGAGAGATGAGAGATCGAGCCATCCGGTCACTCGCTATGACAAATACAGATAAGAAAGATTTTACTCGCTTATTAAAATCGCCCGGCAAAATACATCTAAACCAATCGAGGGTCTAAAAATGATGCAAACCATCAATGTAACTCTGAATAGTGTACATACTATGTTGATGAACTCGAATTTGGGAGTTAATCCGACAATACCTCTCGTAAAAGAGTTAAAAGAGATTACAGGGAAGAGAAAGAAGACTGATGAAGACAATCTCAAGATATTAGAGATTAAATGGAAATTAGCCCTTTACTATGATGAAAATATAGGGGTCTACATTCCTGCAGCAAATATTGAAGCATCTATCAGAGAAGCAGCCAAACGCTCTCGAAGAGGAAAAGATGTAGTTACAGGCATACATGTTCCTGATGATTATATCCCTCTGAAATATGATGGGCCTAAAACCATAGATGAACTTTGGAATGATGGGCGTTTCCGAGACATAAGAGTGGGAAGGATTCAAAAAGCAAGTGTGATGATTTGTAGACCCCGATTTGCTCATTGGAGTGTGAACTTTGATATGGTGTTCGATGACGAAATTTTTTCAGAGGATGAAATCAAAGAGTTACTGATAACTGCGGGTAAATACACTGGGCTTTGTGATTATCGCCCAAGGTATGGAACTTTTGAACCCGTGATTCATACGTAAAACTCGGATTTCGTGGTAATGCAGAGTTCGGTTTGGTTCTGCGGGGCATGGTGAGGTACTGCAAGGATTTCGTGGTAAGGCGGAGTGTTGCAATGCGAGGCAGGGTGCGGCAAGGTAAGGCTTGGATTTCGTGGTGCTGTACGGTGCGGTATGGTTTGGTATGGTAGGGTGTAGCGGTGTAAGGTTCGGATTTTACGGGATCTAATAACAACCTTTTTCTTTATTCAAATAAGAGGTGAATTGATATGAAATACCTCAAATTATCAATCATCCTCATTTTTATTATACTATTATCAGGGTGTACAACAACCCCCCAGAAACAAGAACCTACAATCATTCCTGCCCCTCAAGAAACTGAAACTACGATTATCACTCCTAATATTACTGTTGCCCCAAACATGACTACAGCATCAACATTGGTCACAAAAAAGGTCACGGGGATGGGTACAATATTAAAATCGGAGATGCTCAAATTAGTACCTCTATTCACAGCATACAATGATGATCTGATCGCAAATGATTATAAGAAACTAGGGACTGATAATCTTGCATTAAGGAAAGAAGTTGAATCACAATCAGATTATTTTGGAGATACTTTAAGCAGTTCAGAGATAGAAGGAGCGAAGGACTTCACTGCATCAGATAAGATCCTGTATCAGAAGTACTCTGGATATCTGAAGACCTTTAAGAACATGGTCGTATCTACTGAATTAGCCCTGACATTCATCAACGATGATAACAGTGAACTGAATGCAGCCGACAAATTGAACCTGATAGGCACTGCATTAGATGACCGGAATAAACTCTATGATCAGGTTGACACCATCTTCGATTCCTGCAAGGAATACGAGGTTGATTGTGGTCAGAATGATGCATCTGTGAAGTTACTCAAAAAGAAATTATTCTAATTTTTTGTATCACAAAACGCCTCCAAAAAAACAAATAATATAAGCGCCTATATACTACCCAATGGCTGATGAGCGGCTGTCAATTCTACTGAGCGTTCAAATCGGATAGGGCCTTGCCGACCTGGCAAAAATAAGGGGCTCCTTAACCGGGATAGACTCAGCAGCGGGCACCACTCAACAAAACCTAAAGTCTATTGTTTCTGCATTATCCGGATTCGGATCAAATATCAGCGGCGAAACAGGGAAAGCTGAATCTTCATTAAAATCATTTTCCGACGTCATCATCTCAACAAATAAAGAGATCGGTCAGTTAGGTTCTACCATCAATTTTGGCGACAAAATCTCTACTGAATCAAAAACTGCTCTTGCATCTCTTGAAAAACTGGAAAAGCAATTCCAGCAATTGGAAAAATACAGCAGCCTCCAAAAATCCTTCAACACTGCTGCATCTATCACCGGATCAGCATCAACCGGGGCTCTGGTAGCAGGGGCGGGACTAACTGCAGCTGCATTCCCGGTAGAGTCCTACATCAACAATGCGATCTCCGCCTATTCTGATTACGAATCCCAGGTCCAGTATGTCTCTTCTCTCCTGGGTAATCAAGTCGGATTATACGAACAGATCGACGCATTATCAAAAAGCCTAGGTCAATCTACTCCGTTTTCACCATCCCAAGTTGCCTCTGCATTACAGCCATTGGCACAGGCCGGATATACTCTCGATCAGATTAAATCGGCCTCTCCGACCTTGGTTAACATGAGTGTGGCCACCCGGGAACCCATCAATGAGATGGCTTCGACTCTCACCCAAACCCTGTCACAGTTCCAGATGTTACCGGATCAGGCGGAGACAGTAGGGAACAAGATCGCCACCGCTGCAAACATCAGCAATACTGACGTCCGGGACATTTCAGAATCTCTCAAATATGCCGGAACCACTGCAGAAGCATTCAACAAACCGTTAAATGATACCCTTGCTATCCTTTCGACTCTCGGGGATTATGGTGTCAAAGGATCACAGGCCGGAACCGGAATCAATGAGTTTTTAGCCCGGTTAGAAACACCCCCGAAGGCTGCCAAAAAAGCCCTGGCTGATTATGGGATCTCCATTGAAGAGATTAAGCCCTCGATGCATTCTTTTGAGGAGATCCTTGAAAGGCTATCCTCGTCAGGAATGGACATCGGTTCGTTCATCAAACTCCTCGGACTTGATGCAGGACCGAAGTTTGCAGCCCTGTTCTCAACTGAAGGTCTTGACAAGTATCGTGAGAAACTGAAGGCACTGCAGGCTGACAACTCCGGGGCTCTTCAGAAACTCACCGATGAACAGATGGGGACTCTTGCTAACATCAAGGAGACCATCAACGGAGCACTGGAAAACATCTCTCTAAAAGTCGGAGAGAAATTTAAGCCCCTTTTCAAGGATATCGGCACTTGGTTCTCAAACAGCGAGAACACCGATATGATCTCTCAATTCATGGAGAATCTCGCAGATGGGATTATTCCAGTGATTGAAAAGATAATTAGTGCAATCACCCGGTTGATGACCTGGTTCAACAATCTCCCGGAGGGTATCCAGAGTAAACTTGCCGGAATGACCGGGGTCGGTGCTGCTCTCGCAGGGATTGCCGGACCTCTCCTGATGCTGTCTGCCGGTCCAATATACACTCTCTCATCATTGTTCTCAATCCTGGAGAAGATAGCCGGGCTTAAACTCGATAAGAAGGCCTCTGAAATCTCCAATATTGTTGATTCATTAACGAATGTAGCCACCATCACCTCAACGACCGGAGGATCCAAACAGGCCACACTTCCGGATACAATCCTCGGAGTTACTGATGATGCTGCTTATATGGCTGCCGGGATTGGTGACGCAGGGAACTCATTGATCCTTGCCGCTGACAAGTATGATGATGATGTCAAGAAGGCAGAACAGAAGATAACAAAAACAGCAAAAGCATCCGCAAAGTCAGGCGCCCTTAAGGATATTGCTCCTTCACTTTTCACTGCCGGGAGCCTCTATGGTGCAGATGCTCTTATCGATTATGAAAAATCTAAAAAGGATGAAGACTGGTCTGATTGGGCAGAGAATTTTAATCAGCCCTATTCTGATTTAGTCCCGTCCAGATATCAAGGTGCTTCTAATCTGGATTCATCAATCACCAAAATTGAGGAGTCAGAAAAGAAATTACAAGCATTATCGGCCGGGATATACGGTACATCCATCCTTTCAGAACTTGACACTCCGGACTACCTTAAGTCAAATGTAGTTACTCAATACGATGATGCAATCTCAAAATTTGAGGCATCTGAACAGCGATTAAAGAGCATAGTAAAAGATGCTGACATCGAGGCCCCGAAGTTCTCCAGTATTGGAGATGTTTCGAACCTTGCCTTAACAGCCACCAGCATTGACCGGATCGGTGACTCATCCAAGAAGACCGGAAAATCCATCAAGTCTGAACTCATCGAAAACATGGATGAGTGGACTGCAAGGGATGTCTCGGCATTATTTGCAGAAGAAGCAGACGGGATTGAGAACATCGGGAAGAAGACTGAGGGTTTATCATCCAAGTTATCAGGGGTAAAATCCAGCATTGCATCTGTCCCGACAGCCCTGAACGGGATGCTGGTTGCTTCCACTGCAGAGTTATCCTCGCTTGAGGGAACGTTCGCTGCAGTAGGCGGGCCTATCGGTATTGCTTTTGCGGCCGCGATCGCTGCCAGTGCAGCAGCATATCTAACAAACTATGGCGGTTTTGCAGACAACATCAATAATGTCATATCCGAAGCAGGTTCGGCAGTATCCAACATTTCCACGGGCAACTATAAGGAAGCCGGGAACCAGGCCGCTCACGCATTTGCTGATGGATTAGGAGCAGTTAGCGATTTAGCTGTTACTGTCATCAAGAACATCCCACAAACCGGCGTTGATGTAACCAAATTCCTTGGCGGGTTTAATGAAGGGATGCAACAGGCAGCTGAAGGTGCTGTATCTGCATTAGTCGCCGAGTTTCTGGGTGATCTCAACTCTGCCGGAATAAGTGCCAACACATTTTGCGGAAATGTCTCCGACGCAATTAAGGGATTTTCATGGGCAGACGTAGGAACCGCCGTTAACTCTCTCATTACTTCTGGATTGAATACTGCGGTTGATGTTTCCGGGTTCATATCATCGATAAAATCAGAACTTTTATCCGGGGATTGGGAATCAATAGGATCGGGTATCAAGGACTTACTCACAAATGGAGTTTTATCACATGGATGGGCTGGTTCATTTATCCGGGCTGGAGAGAATGGAGTCCAGGAGTATATAGATGATACCAAAGAACAATACAAATCTCTTGCAACAAAGAATAGCCCCCTATTAGCATCAAATTCGAACAACAGGGATACATCTTCCTGGTCATGGGTTTCAGGTCCATCAGCATCAGAGATAAAAGCAGCAGTTCAGTCCGGAGCCCAATCCGGAACATCAGCGGGAGTTCAGGAAGCAGCCAAATCAACAACAGCAGCAGCCGGGAAGTATTCCGGTGCTGATATTGACGCTATTGCTAAAGCAAAAGATTGGGATGTATCTACGGTCCAAGCCCTCGCAGCAAAGGGATCCAACTTTGATGCTGTCCTGGCATCTGCAAAGAAATCTGTAGATGAGAATTCCGAAGCAACCGATGATGATACTGCAGCCACAAAGGAACTATCGAACTCGAAAAAGACTGCTGCCAAGAAGTATTCTTCCCTATCAGAAGCTGAGGCTGCTGCAGCCAAGGCCGGGAAGAAATCCCTAACCTATGATGATCAGTCCTATTCTGCAATATGGAACGATGACACTGGATCTTATGAATGGGTCCTGAATGACCTACAGTCACAAGCCGAGAGGCAGAAGGCTAAAATTGCCGATAAAGCCTCTTCTACCTTAAACAAGGTAAATGATACAGTTACCTCCAAATATGCTGATTACCTAGACTCATATAATGATGCAGTAACCAAGGCTACTACGGTAAGAGACCAGCAGATCAGTTACCTCAATCCTACGAGTAAAAATTATCAGACCCAACTCAACCGGATTACCGATTCCTACAATAATAAAGTCTCATCTGCTATCGATAGTTTCCAGGATAGCGTCAACAAACTGAATGGAAAATATGGCACTTCTCTTTCAACTGATGTTAACTCTGCCAGTAAATCTCTTGCCGATTATTCGAGTTCAACTAAGTCCTCAGCATCAGCAACCGAGTCTGCAACAAAGGCACAAAAGACTCAAGTTGGTATAGTAGATACATCATCTTCAGCGATAGATACCCAGACCGCAGCCATAAAATCTTCAACAGATGCAGTTACCGGGTTTACGGATAAGTTAGGATCTACAGATATCTCCTCAGCAATCAGTAAGTTATTTTCTCCAGAAGAAGGGCCAGGAGCGGTCGCTAGAGACAAAGGAGATTCACAGATATACGGAATGGCCACCGGTTATGATGCATCATTCTACCAAAAAGCAATTGATTCAGCAGTTAAAAGCGCTGTCGATGCAAGTATCAAAGCATCAATAAACTCTGGATATTCCAACGGGCAGATGTCCTACGATATGGAGCAGATGATATACACCATCCTCCGTAACTATCCAGGAGCATCGTGGCAGAGTAATTCAGAGGTTCGGGGCCTAACTAATAGTTATCTCTCGTACTACTCGTCTGATGAGTATATCGACTCAATCCGGAATGGAACAACCAATACACAATCATACGCAGACGCCGTCGATAAGTCCGGATCATCAACCGAGACCGCATCAAAAGGCATCCTTACATTCTCCGATGCAGTAGACGCTGCCGGGAACAAAGCCACAAATGCCGCCTCTAAAATAACAACCGGATCCAGTATCTCACCGTCCGGGTCTGAATATACTGCCCGATCATGGGTAGGTAAGTACTCGCCAGATACCTCTGTACCAGTATCAAAACTCTCCAACTCTGCATATAACAACCAGAATGTAGCCGGATCAGCTAAGGCTGTTGATCTGAACTCTGACAATATTCACTGCGTATTCAGCGATTCAACGGTCAAACTCCCGGACACTGCAGTCAGTAAGATAGGCACGGACCTCAGCTCTGCCAACAAGTCCTGCATAGAACAGGTCAACCAATCCAGGGGCTTGAATTCTCTGACCAGCGTCGATACCGGGCAGATTATAGAGAAAACGTCTCAACTTTCTGATTATTCTTCTGCCCTGCAGAACACCGGATCAATCCTCAGCTCAACAATCCCGACCGTTAGTCAGAACCTTGATTCAGTCGGTCAGTCCCTTGAAAATCTGGCATCAGCAGCCGGTGTTGCTGTGTCACAGATTAACGATGCCATCTCCAGGGCCAACTCAATCCTCTCCTCTGCTATAAGTTCAGTAAACAACCTCCAGTCAGGAGAATTCTCCGGGCCACAAACCACAACCCAGAAGTTCGCCACCGGGGGTCCTGTGACCGAGACCGGGAAGGCCGATGTCGAGGCAGGTGAGTGGATCCTTCGCCGGGACCAGGTCAGAAACCTCCAGACTGGTGGAGGAAACACAATTCAACTGATTACAAACATGCAAGGCAGTAAATTCGGAGATCCAGAATTGTCAAAAGACTTACCCCAAAAGATTGCACGACAGAACATTTTGCGCCTTAAAAGGGCAGGATTTGCTTAACCATGACAGATGATCTAATTCAAGCTGAAAACACTCCAAAAACTATGGTGAGTTTTGACGTATGTCAGGCTGCCGGGCAACCCACCATCAGACATGAATTTGAGGTCACCCCGAAGGGCTTGAAACGCATCGGGGAACCAAGGGAGGTAACAGAGTAAATGGCAGACGTAGACTTTAGCAACGCATTCCTGAAGGATTTTGCAAAATACTTTGCAAATTACAAATACATCGCTCTCGATGCAAGCTCGACCGCTTACGACAAAGAAACGCAGTCCGGTCCACTATCTGAGATCACAACAAATGGAGCTACACGGGCAGCAGCAGACACCTCATTCGATGCCGACACTGGTGTCCTGACTATGTCAAAGCGATTCGTCTTTACTGGACCGGCTCCTGCAAAAGGTGTGGTACCGATGAACTCCCCTACTCCAGGTCAGGGGGTCGGAATGTATCGATATCTCCCTCCTGCAGGGGTTCTCCCGGATGCGGGGTTCGACGCAGGGGGGTCTCTCCTGGTGAACATCCAGTGTAGTAACGTTAGGGCGACAGCATGAGTCAGCAGGTGATGTATCCAGGGAAGGATGGTTCCCCACAGACAACAACCCTAGCGGTTCTCTCTGAAAGTGCCACATCAGTGAGTATCACTGAGATGGCCTGTTACCCAGTTATTGGATCAGAAGGGGGCAATATCATCGTTTTCTACGATGATAACGGGAACTGGGAGCGATGTATCTACTCGGTAAAGTCCGTTGCATCAGGGAACGGGTCTCTCACGATTGCCCGGTCTGGTAACGGGTGGGCTTCATCGTCAGGTAGCCCGATCGAATGGCCAGCCGGGACAAAATGCGGTCGTAATTATACTGGGTATGATTATGAAGCTACTCGGAAAAACATCCTTGACCATGAAACTAGGATCGAAGCAAATGAAACAGCAATCTCTCAAAATGGCGCCGCAATAGAGTCAAACACATTGGCGATATCTGAAACCGGATCTAATATTGCGACAGTTTCTGATAGTCTCTCAGCACATACAGAAAATACATCAAATCCCCATGCCGTTACCCCTGCTCAAATAGGCGCCTCACTAAACGAGAATCTCATAATTAATGGGGGGTTTGACATCTGGCAGAGGGGAGTTCTCTTCAATTCCACATCCTGGAGACCCAACTCAGACGACTCTTATCTTGAGGATCGATGGCTATTACTGTCAGATGGAAACAACGTTGTCACAGTTGAAAGGGCTGAATCCACCTTTGGAACCTCTCGATATTGTACTAAATGTGTGGTTGTAACAGCAACCAAGAAATTTGGGCGACTCGAGATCCTTTCTACCGAAGATACCATTCCACTTAGGGGGAAATCCTTATCATTGTCATTTAAGGCGCGTACGACCCCGGGGAAGGTAATCAATAACATTAGGGCAGCGATCCTCGAATGGACAGGTACGGCAAACCAGGTAACATCTGACGTTGTTGCCTCATGGCCAGCAGCAGGATCCAATCCAATTTTGGCAACGTCATGGGCTGGATTGTATACATCTTCAAATCTCGTATTATCAACCAGCAATCAGACATTCAAAATTGAAAATGTAACCGTCGGTGCCAATGCGAACAATATTGGAGTATTTGTCTGGGTGGACGACGATGACTGCGCCATTGGAGACGAACTGTATTTCGGAGAAGTTAAGCTCGAAATAGGTGCTATAGCTACGCAATTTGTTCATCAAGATGACACCTCTCGGTGTAGTAAACATTTGTGGGGTATCGGCGGGATAACTACGCAGTATACCACGGTATTATCGGGAAGGATCAACTCTTCAGGGCTTTCGGGCATATTTCACCTTTTATTCTACGACAAACCTATGTTCTGCACCCCAAGTCTACTAACCTACGGCAGTTTTGGAGTTGATGGGCCGTCATGGAGGAGTGGTTTAACATTTACTCTTCTTACAGGAGCGAATCCGAAATCTGTTTTAATCAACGCTGCATTTTCATCAGCTGTTACTGCTCTTGCTGCATGTGTATTGTCGACTGCAACGACCACCGAATCTGGGGTTTTCCTGGAGGCTGAGATATGACGAAAATATATACCAAAAATGGGGTTATTCAGTATATTATCACAAATACAGGATGTATACCTGGGGATATCACAAACAGAAGTTATAGAAAGATAATGGCCCAGGATGCCATTACTCCTTTTGAGCGGATGGAGATCCCTGATCCAGTGGAGGAAGCCCCTCCAAGTCTCCAGGATCAGATCAACACTTTAGCTTATCTTTTGGGGGTTTCATGATGGTTGCCCCAGAATATGTGAAAGAATCCTTGAAATACTGGTTTAAAACAGGAATAAAAGACTCTGTCTACATCAACTCACTCGTAACTGCTGGAAAACTCACTCAAGAAGAAGTTAATGAAATTTTAACCTCAATTGGGTGATTATCCTGCGGTTTGATGTCGGGAAAGGGTTTGATATTGGACTATATGATAGAGTCCTGGTCAATTCTCTATCCTACAAAGGTCTTCAACTCCTTAAATGCGCAAACTGGGCAGAAGGTCCAAATCACGGGGGGATTCTCTCTGAATATGCCGTGGATGTATTCTGGGATTATGTCTCTGAATACGAGAATATCAACGGAGTGACAGATTACCGGAAAGCGTTTATCAAAAATTATGGGACAGGATCAACTGGCTCATGTGTCATCAGACCAGGGTTTGTCCTCCCTAATGACCTGGGGGGTAGGTTTAACGCTCAAATCGCTCTCGGAACAAACACCGACAATCTGACCACTGTGTTAAATAACTCTTCAGGATACACGTTCCTATCAGGATTATCGATAACCATAGGACCTGGGGAGATTGTGCCGATCTGGGTTAAGCGGGTTGTAACTGCAGGTGGTTCCCCGGCAAAGTCGTATCTTAATCTTCAATTCTTCATCACCGTCTCGGAGTCATAA